TCTTTTTTTATAATTTTTTTCTTTTCTTTAGTATTTACTTTATTAGTATTTTGTTCTTTAGTATTTAATTGTACTTGATTTTCTACATGTTGAATTTCTAGGGGTAGATTTTCTACACCTTGTTTTTTACCCTCTTGTTTTGATTTTTCATAGATATTATATATGTATTCAATTCTACCTGATCTTGTATGCCCTGGCATTATTTTTTCAATGCTCATATATCCAAATTCTTGTAACTCTTTCAAGGTAGATTTTATAGCAGTTTCATTTTCTTTGCATATCGCAACGAGTCCAGCGATTGAGTAATCCCAATTCTCAGGAAGAGATAACATCAAAGATAATAACCCCTTAGCCTTTAAAGACATATTTTTTTCTTTCAAATGATAATTGCTCATAACTGTATAATTCTTTGTTTTTTCAACTCTTATAACGGACATAAAAACTCTCCTTTGCAAATTAAAAAATCCTTGTTATAAATAGATGTACCTTTCTTTTTTAATCAGTTGCGAGTTGAATAAAAAAGTTGGTTGTGTACTAAAAGGTACACCTATTTATAACAAGGATAATTGTCATATATTATTAAATTATTATATTATTCAACTCGCAACTATATTATAACATATACACAATCAATTTACAACTATTATTTCAAGTTGGATAAGTCTTCGATCTGTCCATCTATCTCTGCATTGAGTTTAGCCCATAACATTTCTCTTGTGTCCTGAATAGCTGAATCACTGATCTGTGATACATCCCATTCCTCTTCGGCAATAAATTTAAAATAGTTATCACCTTTCTTAACAGTAGCTCCTGAAGTATATCTCATAGATACTACTTTTATAGTGCCGGTTGGATTTTCGGCAGTATTTTCAACTGACTTCTTCTCTTCACTGATCTTTGTTGTGTCAGTTTTCTTTGTTGTTGTAGTCTTTTTTACATCAGTTTTTGACGATACTGTATCAGATGTATTGTTGTTAGTCTTTTTCTTTTCGTTTGATTTTGGCTTATTTTTTGCTTTATCTTCAACAGTTTTATTTTCCGGCTTCTTTTCCTCTTCAAAAGGAAGATCCTCCTCTGGTTCCGACATGAAATTGTTGTTTGTAGTTTCTTCCGTCACTTCCTCTTCACCGGGTTCATAGCCTGCACACTCTGTACAAGGTACACTCTTATCATCAACTATCATGTTGATTCCGTCACATCCCTTGCAGTATTCATCATTTACATCTCCTGCCCATTTACAAATCTTCATATTATTGTCCTCCTTATTATTTAACTTCCCAGCTATAACCGCAAGTATTGCAGATAGCTATTTTTCTTGATCTTATATTTGTTTTACTTGTGCTTTTGCGTTTTGGCACTAATAACCAAAGTCCACAAGTACAAAGTACAAGCAACGCTCTGCCAAGTTTTGACAGTATACTAACATTATTTGTTTTTGTCTTTGCGTTTTCCTGCACAAACTGATAATTTATAAAGCAGGAACTACACTTTGGACAACATCTAATATTATTGTGCATGTTTAATCTCCTTTCTTAAATCTTTCTTTTATAGCTTCAAGTTGTTCATCAGAAAATGATCTTTCAATTATGGATAACTTCAAAGCTGACAGCGGAAGTGTGGCACATATAGAACCATCTTTATTCTCCGCATTGATCTTTATTTTATCTGGATATTTGTCTCTGAGTTTATATATCTTGCTCTTTATTTTTCCCTGTGATATGGAACAGCATATGGTATCAGAACCTGTGATCCATTCTATACAGTTTTCTCTGTAACCATCCATGCAATCACTCCTTTTTCTTACCAACTCGGAGCGTTGATGTTGTTTTTGTGATCTTAGCTTTTGCTAACTTTGTTATATCAAAATCACCATTATAAACAAGTTTTTCAAGCGCATCTTCGTCTATATATTCCTTTGATTTGATAACAGTGTTGAGCATTGCTCCACCAAGATTCTCTTTTATGATCTCAATGGCAAGCTCCTCATTAAGTGATTCTGATGTTGATGTGGTCACTGTAGCGGTGTACTTGTCTGTGTCCACCTTATCAAGCCCGTTCGTCTGAAAATAAGACTTGATATTATTCCCCATTTCAGTATTGGACTTTTTAAGGGCATTCTCCTTGTCTTTTGACTCCTTGTATGAGTCGATGATCTTGTTAATGTCAATTTTTGGTGTTGTTCTTCTGCTCATTTGCTTTATTCTCCTTTCTGTTTAAAATATCTGTTCCTTTTCTTCCCCATTGATACACTGCATTAAATTCCGACATACACCCTCTATAGACTGTGTTTATGTCTAATTGGAATTTATGCAGTTCTTGTATCTGTGCCATCGTAAAGAACATTGTTCCTCTATTATCCTTGATCGGTGTGGGGAGAACAAGCCCTTCCGGCTTTTTATAATCATTCGACTCGTACCACTTATACCATCTTTTTAAAGTGTTTGTCGATATGTCTAAAATCTGTGCCGCTCTTGCGGTTGAATATGTTTCACTCAATATATCACCTCCTTTCAACTGCATTTATATTGTAACACATAAAATATAAAAATGCAATACATATAATTAAATTAACAAAAAAAATTCCCACATCAATTAAGATGTGGGATTGTGAATTATGAAAGAAGATAGTTAATATCGTCTATGCTTACCTTACCATCTACAAGAGCATCCGCAATCTGTCCTTTCTTTTCAACAAGTTCCTCAATTCTCTCATCAATGGTATTTTTGCAAACAAGTGTAATTATATTAACTGTTCCTTTTGTACCGATTCTGTGTGCTCTATCTTCTGCCTGTGCTTTTAATGCCATGTTCCAAGGGCTGTCTAAGAATATAACATTCTGAGCGGCGGTTAATGTAAGACCTGTTCCCATTGCTCCAATAGTTCCTATAATCACCTTGCATTTATCATCAGTTTGAAATCTTTCAACCTCTTTCATTCGTTCGTCTGCTTTTGTTGCACCTGTGATATAAGCTGGACTATAAGATTTCAATTTCTCTCTTGCTACTTCTGTCATGCTTTCCCAGTTGCTAAAAATAATAGCTTTCTGTCCACTTGCTACAATCTCTTGCACTAATTCAGTCATTCTTTCCATTTTAGCAGATTCTTGAACTGTATTTGATATAATACCTGTCCAGCCTGTCGCTTGTCTTAATCTAATCATCATTGAAAGCGGATTATTTGAGAATTTAATCTTCTGTAAATCACTCATAACACCTGCATATACTTCCTTGTATATTTGATTCTGTTTAGGTGTCATATCTACATATTCATATTTTCTTATTTTCTCCGGTAAATCAAGAACTTCTGTCTTTAATCTTCTGAGCATTACTTCATCCATCAATGCTCTTATTTCTTCAAGGTTCTTGTAGCCTACAACTTGTGAACCTCCCCAGCCGCCAAGTGTACAATAATGTGTTTTGAACTGATAGAAAGAATGAGGTTCATATCCTAACCAATGTAAAGGAAAATATAAATCAAGTGGGTTGTTCATCAACGGTGTACCACTCATTGCAACCATATATTTCGCTGTTACATTTATCATTGCGTGGCTCTGTAATGATGTTGGCTCTTTAGACTTATGACATTCATCAAAGGCAATTACAGATATAATTCCTTTTTTGCATAATTCCTGTAACTTTTCTGCAATCGGGAAATGATATTTGCTTTTACTTATTTTTTCGGCTCCAGCTCTTAACGTTTCAATATTGGTAATAATGTATCTGCAATCTGGAAGATTGTTCAAATCTTCAAGCTTATCCTTTGTTGAACCCTCATAAGCTTTTCCTGTTGTTTTTCTAAAACGTGTGCCAAGAACCCATCCTTTTTCATCTGAATGGATACTAATTTCTGACTGCCAGTTATACTTTAATGAATTTACACCACACACGATAAGCACTTTATTGATTGTATCTGTTTTTTCGAGACAACCAACGAAGTCTATAATCTGCTTTGTTTTTCCAAGTCCTTGGTCATCGCATAACAGGAATTTCTTTTTATTTAATCCAAATCTTACACCGTCAATCTGATGATTGAATGGCTTTGTCTTGAACTCAAAATCTTTTGGAATATCAATTTCAAATTCCTGCTTGTGTAAATCTTCATAGATACCATCAATTTTGATTTCTTCATTCTCAAATTTGTTGCAAAGAGAAATGATATTATTTATGGGAATTTCCCATGCTCTTGTATTTGGGTTATAAACCCTTGTTCCCATTTGCTTGATAAATGAAACAATATCCGGGTTATAATCGAAAGATACAAAAGCACTCTTTTTTACTAAAATGTTGTTGGAGAGCTTATCTGGCTCTCCTATATGTATTTTAATCATTACTTACTCCTCCTCTATATCTGCTAAAATCATTTCTATTGCAAATTCTCTGGAACACATTTCAACCCCATCCCATCTGTTCCTTTCAATCATCTTATTTGCCTCTATGTAAGCATTTTCTTTATTGTACCCACAACTCATCAACCAATTTACTATTTTTTCCATTTTATTTATCTCCTTTCTTTATTATGTTTATATTGTAACACATAAAAATAGAAAATGCAAGTGATTTACATAAAAAATAAGGGAGAAATAAATCTCCCTTATACATTAAATGATATTTGGTTGTGTTATATTTTGCAATGTTTCAAGATGCTTTTTGAATATTTCCTTTTCATCAGAATCACAAGTCACATATAATTCAGATAACATTTTTCGGATGGTGGAAAGTAGAATTTCAAGATTTTCTTTTGTCCTATTTCTCATATAAGAAACAAACAAACCTTGAATATCTGTTATAGTTTCATCCACATTACTTTCCGGAACAAGATCAATATTCATCTTATCTATAAGTGCTAATATTAGAAATGCATCAACGTCAAAGTGCTTTTTTAATTCATTTTCCGCCAGCTCTTTGGCTACTGGAATACTTTCCTGAAATGTCATATAATCACTCCTACATCGCAAGCATCTGTTTTACCCAAGCGGTTTTTTCCACGAATTTCTTATGGCATTTTTCCCACTTTTCTTCCATTTCTTCAGTTGGGGTAAATACTTTGGAAATCTCTTCTATATCTTTCACAGCTCTATCATGAAGATACCCAGCATGTTTCAATTCATCATTAGCCATTTCTTTATAACGATTCGCCCAAGCTGTATCTCCTTTTGCTTTGCATTCAACATACTTTTCAGCGTATTCTTTAGCTCCACAAATTTCTTCTTCAATGTGTTCGGCTAACTTCTTTATTTTGGTCATTATAATCAACTCCTAACTTTTTTAGAATTAAATCAATCTTTCTGTCCTGTTCGGATAAATGTTCATGTATCTCTTTAACTGCCGCAGATAATAAATCTCTGGCAGTATTTTGAGATAAGTTCTCATTTATATTTTTAACCCCTATGATAAAAGACAATATATTTAATATGTCTAATATATCAAATTGTCTATCATCCATTAGATTTTCTCAACTACAAATGCAAGATTTTGAGCAGTTACAGCCTGACCTCCAATAACTATTGTGAGATTTGCTGTGTCACAATCGCAATTCAATCTTACAAGTGCAGATATAGGGAGTGTTACAATATCACCTATTGCTGATGCTGTTGCAAGTGCTGACGCACCTTGAACTGGTGCTCCATCTTTGTATAATGTTGCAGTCACATTTCCTATGGCAGTAGCGGCAACAGATACAGAAGCATCTACATCATAGTAACCAGCACCGCCGGCACAATTTCCGATTGATACACCATTACCACCCAACTGACAATACTTTCCATATCTTCTAATTATTGTAGATGGTACATAAGTACCGCCAATACCGATTGATGTTCCTGTTGTAGTATTAACCACATATATTCCTGATTTACAACTCATATTTTATTCTCCTTTCTAATAAAAAAGAGGAATACCGGACAAGGCATTCCTCTAACATTTTAAACCTTGTCTAAATGACTTAAATGTTACAACCGTTGTTGCAACAAGACTGATTCCAAAATGGACTCATTCCGCTTGTATAAGTAGTCGCATTTGGATATCTGACCACACCGCACATAGCCGACTGAAGCTGAAGCTGATTAACCTGAGCCTGCAAGCTCTCAATCTTATTCTGTGCCATAGCATCAAGAATCTTCTGTGTCTGTGCCGTTGTGTTAGCGTTAATAGCGGCAGTATTGATAGCACCATTGTAATTAACACCATCAATAGCTCTCTGTGTTGTACAGCAACAATCCGCAACCTGTTGCTGAACTGTGTTGAAGTTACGAAGTGTTTCGTAACCTAAATTACAGATTCCATTCTGTAATCCCTGATAGTCATGCTGAAGGTTGTCATTCAGTCTTCCAACTGCATTCTCAAGATTGTTGAAATTCATAGCATTGCAAAGACCTGCCTCTGTAACTGGTTCTCCGTTTACATTTCTGGCTCCTCCAAAGAAACCACCTCCGCCAATAAGCAAGAGGATTAAAAGGGCGAAAATCCACATTCCGCCACCACCTGCACCACCGAACATACCGTCTTTGTTGTCGGTAACAGCGGCGATATCTGCTAATGATACTCCATCTGTCATGATGTACTCCTTTCTGTTCTTTTTAGAACATTATATTTATTTGAATTTGCAAATTCCTTATTTAAGCTGAGACATAAATTCATCAACATTTATGCCTCTTTGCTGACATATAGAACGAACTGCCTGCTCAGGATTCATTCCTTTTCCACTAAGCATACTCATTATTCCTTTAACTTGATTTAGATTATTCATCATTGATTTGGCTTGACTAATTATCTGTGGATTTATCTGTTGTGAGGTTTGATTTTGACCTCGAAATAGACTGCTTGCCATTGTTCATCAACTCCTTTTTAAATTCTTCAAATTCTTGTCTACTTATATAGTCTGTATTTTCTGTGATGCTTATGTCCTCTTTCAATTCTGTAAATGAAAATGTCCTTATAGATGGAAACCCAGCTCCATCAGTTGATTTAACGTACATTACATCATTGTTGGAATCAAATAGAGCTACTGTGGAATTAGCTGGCATTTGATACGCTTTTGCTCCGTTAATTCCATTCACTCTTATTAAATTTTGAGTTGGTTCGGGTTGGAAAAACTGTTGATTGTTCTGTGGCTGATTATACATTGTCTGCCCCATCAAAGCGGCATACGGGTTTTGGAAATTATTTTGAAACACGGCTCACATCTCCTTTTGCTGAATCATGTATATAGTCGGACTGTATAGCGTTGATTACTCTTAATATGTACATAATCGGAATATCTCCTAATTCCGGTTTACTTATAATACTGATAATGTTCATATTTCAACACCTCCTATCTATGTATTTATAGTAAAATAAAAAGAACACATTCACAATGTAATGAATGTGTTCTAATTGTTGACATCAATATTTAATTTGCGATATATACAATATTTAGTTTTTTAATTCACACTACTTTTAAAATCTTCTTGTTTACTTTGCAACTAATTTTTCTTGCATAATCGTATGATATATGCAAGTCCTCTGCTATTTGTTCTAAGGGAACACCTTGTGACCTACGTTCAAAAACTACGATTTCAAGATTAACAAAATTGCATTCTTTTCTAAAGTATTGAAGTTCTTTATTTGTAAAGTCTGCTATTGTCATCTTCTTCTCCTTCTCCTTGTCCTTGTTCGTGATCTCGGTCTCCTACTTGATCTTTTAATCTTGTGTATTGTCTGACGAGCCGCCATTATCAATATCTCCTACCCCATCGATATAATTGTTATGACTCGCATTATCCGACTCTTGGGTAACTGTGGTCTCTTCAACGGGTAGATTCCATGCATACAACCAAGCCATGTTTGTTCCGAATAATAATAGCAGAGCAATCAAAAAAAGAACAAACCATCTCTTTGATGTAGCTTTGACCTCATGTAATAATTCGCTTGCAAGACTATTTTCTTGCTTTGTGTCTCCATCCATCTTATCAATCCTCCTTTACTTCAGGCAATCCTGTCACACTTGTTAATATTGATACCACCCCAGCCACAACCGAGGCAGATGCAACCATCAGCCAGTCAATGTCACTTATGACAAGACTTGAACCTATAACACCGATTGCAGTTTGTGCCATTGTCTTAATAGCTCTAACTCCTGCCGCTTTGAACCATTTCTTTGTAAACATAATATCACGCTCCTTTCTCAAGACCATCTATTTTATCGTTGGCTGTCTTTTGTCTTTCGTCAAGTATATCAACTGCCTTTTCCAGTTGATACACCCTTTCTATAACTCCATTGTGGATGTCTTGCTTGTGTTCAAGCTGTCCAATCTCTTGATGCATCAAGGCTAGTTCTGTCTTGATCTCCTGCACTGTCACGTCATGTTGTTTTCGGCTCGTGAATATAACCCCTATAAGAGTCAATCCGCCTGTGACTACTGATGTGGTTATTGCGATAATAAACTCCATCATACTTTACACCCCCAACAGTTTATTGACTCTAGCCTGTACTGCTGACGGATTATATCCAGCCGCCCTAAGTCTTTCAGAGCGTTCTGGCTCATTTCCATACTTGCCTGATATAACCTCATGTGCCACAGCATTTATGATTTTATCCTCACTGAGCTGTGAAGCCTTAACAAGCTTGTTGACTCTAGCCTGTACCTTGTTATAGTCATAACCTGCCGCCTTGAGTCTGCTCTTTCTGCTGTCGCCATTGCCCCACTTACCAGCTAAAACTTCTCTTGCTATAGCATCCACAGACTTCTTCACCGATGTGGTAGCAGTCCTGACTCTGCCAGCGAGATGACGCCATGCACCTGAGTTCAGATAGCACTTATTGAGGTCTAACTCTCCATCATATCCTGCAAGTTTGCCGTGTGATGTGTACTGTCTCATAGTGCAAGTATATGCGCCCTCGTTCCAAGGGTGTAGCTGGTAGCCTGTTGGATTGTTGTCCTCATACTGAGCCACCCACAGCCTATAGCCTGCCTTACGTACTGCATCTTTGGCTGACTTCTGAATATATATTACAGGTCTTACTTTTGTTTTATCTTTGACATAGCTACACCACTTAGAGCACCACTCAAGACCACTCACACCAAACTGCGGGTTGTTCCTGCTCTCCCAGTCAAGTACAATGACAGCTTTTCCGATATATTTCTTGACTACAGTCAAAAAGTGGTCTGCCTCTGCCTTGTAGTCACCGCCATTTGCGTAATGATACACGCCGAGTAGCTTCTTTTTGTTCTGCACTGCTGTGGCGTGGCTGTCAAGATATCTGTTTGTGTAGTCCGTGCCTTCTGTCGCTTTGATTATACAAAAATCAAACGGCACTTTAGCAAGATTGATATTATTATCGCCTTGCCACGCTGATATGTCTATTCCGTTCATTCTCATACCTCCTTAAAAAAGTGTCATAAGCGGTGTTTCCCAGCTATATGTATTTGAGTTGATATTATTAACGAGACCGGTTAGAAGTTTTAGCCCATCGCAAATTTGTAGAAGCGAATTACCAACGGCTTGAAGCGTCACATTTGGGTCTAAATGCGTTCCGAATGAATCCGTTATAGAAATATTTGCGGCCGCTGAAGTAGCTTCTGAGCTTATTGAGCCCGATATGCCGCTAATAGTTTGATTAATACTGTACAGTGCACTTAATACATCCGATATTGCCTCACTAGATAATAGGTAAGGCGCACGGCGCACGATACTAACGTCTGTGCCTTTTAGCTGGATAGCGTACAGTTTTCCATAAGCGTCTGTATCGCCCTTGTATATGTCACCTGCTGGGACTGTCGGCAATGCAATAGTGCTTCCAGTCGGCGTTGGAGTTCCTTTGATTAACTCAAGATTCATTGACTCTACGCCCAGCTCGTTTCTATGATAATGTACCACTATATAATCAATCCTATTGTAGCCAGCAGTACCGGGTTCAATGTTAAATGTCTCCGACTCGCCATAGTTAATACGCCCTTGGCATCCCTGTAATATATAATCGCCCTCATATATTACTACAGTGTTCGTGCTTGGCTGCTTTGCGGCAAGAAGTCCATACTTAGCGTTATATACTTTTTTGTCAGTCCACTCAAACCCATCTGACAATAATATGCCATCACGTCCAGACAGTCCATAATGCATAGCCCGGTCATCCTCTGCTTGCACGTGTGCAATGCCTGTTGCTCCTGTTATTATTTTCACAGTTTTTACCCTCCTTGTTTTTATTTATTATATTACAAAATTATGATGTTGTAAATGTGTAGGATATTACACCATTCTCCACATTAACCACAACGTTAGATATAGTCGCCTTTGTCTTTATGTCCATAAGGTCGTCATAACCACCGACTATATCACCGACTGCATACGCCCCATCTCTAACCTCAACTTTTAGCGGTGTGTCTGCAATAAGTTCTTTCAGCTTTGCCGTTCCGCTTGTCTTTAGGTCGTCCACATCTTTAGCATTAGGGTAGTCATATACTTGCGTGTATTCATCCGCCCCAACTATGCTCCGCACTGTGGATATGCGCCCTTGCGTGTCAGCGTAAAGGTCAATACGCATCCTGTCCTTTAATTCTCCACTTCCAAGACATACCAAATGGTTGACTTTATGTGATGTTTTTGTTGTGGTTATGTCGGTCTGCACATACAGGCTCTTACTTGTCCAGTCAATCGGCTGTCTGTATGTGATGACTACCTTGTGATATTTAGCTGACCACGCAAGATACAGGCTTAGCCCTGTCTTTGTCTCAAGCGCATTAAGTAAGTACAGCACACTGCAATACCTTGCTATCTGATAGTTGCTCAGCGTAATCCATGTGAGGTTAGGGTCTATCATATACAGATAGTCAAGGTTATTATCTGCAAGTATGCTATCAAGTATATCTGCAAGATTGCCGCTTACCACTTTGTAATCTTGTCCGCTGTCTGGTGCTATAATCTTGCTGTTGAGCAGTCCCCTAAAACTTCGCCCGCTCGCTACAATGCTGTCATCACTTGTATTATGCGCTATGCTGTCAATGATACCGCCGTACTCAGTACCAGGTATATACAGATATGTCGCTGTGCTCAGCTTGTCATATATAGCCCTTGTTGCTGTTAGCTTATAATCCATTGTGTTGGTGGTGTCAAAATCAAGACTATAATCGGTATATATAACACCCTGTTCGGCTAGTGCCTTGTTTGCAAGTATTATATCCATGTCGGCTCACTCCTCTCTGCTATTAACGTCAAATCAAAATCAAAGTTATCATTCCACAGAATCGCCTGTGTACCTGTCTCAAACTCTGCCTTGTGTAGCATGTCATCAGATACACGGCGACTGAATATATTACCACCGTTAATATCTATTGTGCGTGTGGCTGTGTTGATAGTCATTACCTGCCCCACATCAAGCCCTATTCCTTGTGCTCCATAGGTGTAATTTCCTACACGTATGATCGGCGATGCAATAGCCTCATTTGGTCTTATCTTGATGAGCACATCATATAGCCCGCTGTCAGCCATATCCACACTTGCATTAGTAGACAGTACCGCATTATAGCCGTATGGGTAGCCGTATGGGTAGCCCTTACCCTCAAACACTGTAGTGTCTGCATACTTGTATGTGTGTATAATGTCCTTATGCCAGCCCGGACTTGCCGAGTCAATAGATACAGTATATTCTATTGTGGACATTTGCCGCATGATAAAGCTTGCAGGACGTGTGCAGGCTGTCAGTCTGCACTTAAGATACCAACCTTTATAATATAATCTGCCATATGTGCCATGCGTGGTATCGTACTCTAACATGTTAGTCAGTCGTTTTAGTGCGTACTGATATGCATTATGAGTTGCCCCGCTTATAACTACTTTTATTGACCTGTCGCCTGTCTGTCTTATGCCGTTCTCCCATGTGTAGTCAAATATATCTGTGTCCGCCAACATCATGTAAGGCGGACGGACGAGGCTTACTACCTCGCCCTTTGAATTTTGATAATATATGTCATTTCTTTTCATCATATTATGCAAACCCTCCTACTATACTTGTTTTTGGTGTAGTGTCAAGCACTCGCCCTGCCTTACGTCCGTCAATATTAACTGCTATGCCAGCCAACTTGATACCCTGCGCTGTAGCCTTGCCCATTTGCTTGTAATCAATGCCTGCTTGTGTCTGCTTGTTAGCGGCTGTCTGAGATATTGCCAGTGACTTAGCAAGTGCCGCATCGCTATTCTTAACGCTCGTGGTAATCTCATCCGATACTCTGAACTGTACCACCTGCGATGCACGTATGCGCTTAAATGCCGCTGTGGTCTTATCGCCTAAGTGCTCTACAGCCTTAACCACTGTATCCTCATTTCTCGTGATACCTTCTGCAACACCGAGTGCTAAGAACTTGCCAACCTCATCACGCATCACTCTAGACGGCGAGTGAATCCCAAAAAAGTTCTTTAACTTGTCGGTCACATTGTTGGCAAATCCGCTTATCTTATCTGTCAGCCAATCAAACTTATTACTTATTCCGTTCCAGATACCCTCTACGATATTACCACCGATTTCGAGCATCTTGTCCGGCAGTTCTTTGATTCCGTTCACAATATTATCTTTAAAATCTGAGCCTGCTTGTTTTGCCTTATTTGCAAAATCAGTAGCAAAACTTTTGACTTTCTCAATGACTGCATCAACCTTTTCCTTGACCTTGCCCGGTAGCTCCTTGATGTAGTCAATTACATTCGTTAAAAAGTTTCTGCCGGCTTCAACTGCCTTATCTTTTGTATTACTTGCAAAGTCAGCAAACTTGTTTATAGCAGGACTTAACACATCATTCCACAGGTTGCTTGGTAGGTTCTTGAGTCCATCTATTATAGCCTTAATTATACTAGGAAGTGCCTTAACTAACGCTACCACAATCTTAGGTATAGCTTTGACTATCGTCATAAACAGGGTAAGTGACACATTGAGCATTGTCGGTATCTGCTCGGATATGAATGTGACTATAGCCTCAATAAGTTGTGGCAACGCCTCTATAATCATCACTATGATGTTCGGTAATGCCTCAACAAGTGAGGTGAAAATCTGCATAAATGCATTTTGTAAAGCTGGGAGATTCTCAACTAGTGCATTGGCTAATGTCTGAATCAGTTGTATTGCAAATTGAACTATTTGAGTCAGATTTTCGCCGGTCAGCAATGTAGTTAGCTGTGTTAATAGATCAACAAACGCTTGCACAAGCACATCAACATTTTCTAAAAGACCTTGTGCTAAGGCTTCAATCAACTGAATACTGAGGTCAATAAATTGTGGGAGCATAGAAACAATCGTGTCAATTATTTGTGGGAAAATATTCTGAAATGCTTGTTTGAGTTCAGGCCCTAATTTTTTAAATGAATTCAAAATTTTTGGAATTAGTTTTTGAATAGTGTTTAAAAGATTAGGTAACCCCTTTGCAATTCCCAATAATAATTCAGTAATTATATCAGTGCCAGCTTGAATCAGTTGAGGGGCAAGTTGTGTTAATAATTCAGGTATTTTTTCCAAGATTGTCGGAAGTAACTTCGCTATAAGTGAGGTTGCTCCTTTTAGTGCAATCTCAATACGAGGCATGATATTCTTTGACCATGTACTTACTGATTCAACAAATTGATTTACAAGTGTGTCAAAATCTGCTTGATCGTCTGCTACACCAACAAGTAAGTTCTCCCAAGCCGCCTTCATGGTATTTGTAGACCCCTCGATTGTGGACGCCGCCTCTTTTGATGTTGTGCCAGCAATTCCAAGGCTTGTCTGCATTACAGATATAGCATTGATGATATTTCCAAAATCTAAAGAGCCATCTTCAACGGTCAGATTCAAGTCTTTTTGAATATCGGTCATTTTAGCGGCGTCTGATATAAGACGTTGCATCTCTTCTTTTGTGCCACCATATCCAAGCTTCAAGTTGTCAAGCATGGTATAATTCTGCTTAGCAAAACCTTGATATGCGTTTTGAATCATTTCCATGCTTGTACCCATCTTGTTAGCATTATCAGACATATCTATGATAGCACGATTACCAACTTCTGCCGCTTTCTCGGTATCTCCCCCTAATGACTGTACAAGTGAGGCACTAAAACCTGTGATCTGTTCCATGTAGGCATTAGCCGATAACCCAGCAGTAGTATAGGCTTTTGCCGCATTTTTCATAACGGTTGACTGAGCTTTCATTAAAGAGTTATATTTGTCTTTGACTTCTTCCGTTGTTTTTCCAACAGATTTGGCATACTCTTCAAGTGACTTATCACCTGCACCGAAAAGAGTATTAACTCCTCCAACTAACTGTTCGTAGCTTGAATACGCATCCACCGACTGTTTGACAAGTCCAGCAACTGCTGTTGATGTTAAACCAACAGCAACACCGACTCCTTTGACCACAGCTGTAGCTCCGTGTACAGCACTTTTTGCCACGTTCCCAAATTTGGATAACTTATTACTATCCTCATCAACAGATTTTCCTACATCTTCAAATGATTTTTTTGCCTTATTCTCAATATCTTTTAAATCTTTTTTTGCTTCGGATGAATCAAGTTCAGTTTCTATTGTGATTTTTCCGTCAGCCAAGGTTATTCACCTCCTCAAATCTAGCAGTTATAAAATAGTTCGTTTATATCATTCAATAGTTCTTTATCATGTGCGGAATTTTCATGAGGTAGACCCCATACTTCTTTATTTCTTCTGCACTGAGTTTCATAGTCTGTATTATCTTTTTTCCAACTTCGCAACCCCATGATCTCCTTTAGCATTGTATTATTAGGTAGGCATAACAATAGTGCCTTAAACTTATGCCAATGTAAATAATCAATATCTACAAGGTCTATATGATAAGCCTGCATAAAAGCTCCATATATATATTCTCCATCAAGCACATAATCAAGAACTGGATATCCAGAATCCTCACTGAATTTTGGTGTTGCATTTGGATTATAAAAGAACTGTTGCACGGCTTGAATAAATACAGGATCTGTTGGAATATCTTTCGTGAACAGAAACAAATATTGGTCAAGTGTTGCATCCTGTTTGAATAGTTCTCCAACTTTTATCCAAGCTCGAAAATCTGTATTTATTAAAAAAGACCTGCCATTCACCTCAATGGCTTGTGGCAAGTCCTTATATCTTAAATCTATCATATTATTTTGCGAACCTATTAAGCTTGTCAAGATCAAGCTTAGATAATGTTTCCACAACTCCCATAATCTTGGTGAACCCTGCATCATCAAGCGTTTGGGCACGTCTTTCTGTCTCAAAATTATTTAATGGATTATTGTATGCATCTACAATTCTGAGATAGATTATATTCAAATTGTTTGGATCAACTTTTGAAAAGTCTCCGACAATTTCTTTTGTAGTCTCCTCACCTAAGAGCTGTGTAATTAGTGTATATATACCCTTACATTTATCTCTTAATGAGCGTGAACTTGAGTTTGTTCTGTCAACGTTTTCCAGCTTTTCCGCAATATCAAGATTATATTCGGGTAACTCATACTCTGTGTTGTTAATTATAACACTATAGTTAATCATATAATAGCCTCCTTATTATATAAGATCATTATGTTATATTGTTGCCTCAGCGGCTGTGAATGTCGGCGCACCTTCTGTGATAGTGTACGTGCCCTTTTCAATGTCACCCCCAAGCTTAATTGAGAATGTGATCTTGCCATCTACTGTATTAAGTACCTTAGATGTGATTGTAGCAATACATCTCCAAGCCTTCTTGCCTGTGCCTCCAAAACACATAAGGAACGGAACCTTTACATCTGATCCGACCGGCATATTGTAGAACTGCTCAAACATGAAATCATAGATTGGGTTGCCTTCATATGTGGCGATCTCCTGAGGAAGTTCTGGCTTGTTAGAATTGATCTCTGTTACAGCATTGGCATAGCAAATATAATCCATGTCCTCTTCCTGCTCACCCATCGTAAGCTCAAAGATTGTAGAATAGTCTATTCGTTTCCATGTACTTGTGGCAAAAGTTAAATCTTTAGCCGTGTCTAAAAACGGAATAAACTTATCTCTTGTAAGCTTTGTCATAGCATCTGCCATTTTTTATCTCCTTTCTTCCAGGTATTCTATAAAGAATTGACCTTCATACCTCGCTAAATTTTGATTATCTGATGTGATGTAAACTTCGGGAGCTTTATAAGTTGACCCGATAGCATTAACCACATATCCTTCACCAAGATTTGGATAATCTTGATTATTATTTTTATTTTCTACAAATGATATAATATTCTCATATGCTTTCATAGCATCTAAGTTTATGTCACTTGTTCCGTCATCATATTGCTTTATAAGTTCGATGTTAAAAATAACTCGGACTTCTTTGGCTCCGTTTATAAATGTATTGAGTATTAAACTTGCGCCACTTGAGGTTACTGCGGATGTGTCAGGTTCATAAGGAATCACATTGAAATATACATAGTTACCAATCTCAGGACAATCTATAAGCCATTTTGATATTTGCTCATATATATTCATTATGTTTTCCTCCTCAAATAATCTGTGATTTCCTGGGCTATATTGTCTCTATAACGTGCATAAGCTGGCTCTTCCCAGTGACTTGTGGCAAGAAAATGATCTTCATGTGTATAATTGAGTTTTTTTCCTTTCTTGCTAATACCTCGCCACTGATATCTTGAGTATTCCTGGATATAAGTGACTTCAAAGGGAACTGTGGTATCGGCTGTTGTTGAAAGGGCTCCTTCATAATAAGGAACATACTTATCCATATATCTAGCACATACTGCCGCAGTTTCTAGTCCTACATCATCAGATTTTACAATATCATCAACGATTTTTAGAGGAATTTCCGCTTTAATTTTAACCGGCATATATTTATACCCCACTCACTCTAAATTCAAAATTTGATGTGAATCTTCGTTGTATTTGCTCAATACTTCTTATATCACAAGTATCTGGTTCATAGTCATTTTTGATCTGAGTAATATTCTGAGCAGTTACATCCTCTGTTACTTCGCCTAAAATTATAACATCTTGTTCAGATAATGTATAATACCCTATTTTATCCGCAAGTTTTTTCCATTCTCTATACGGCAAGTATTTCCCAGTGAATGGAATCAAGATTGTAAAGGCCTGCCCCATTGAAACCACATTTCCATTCACTGTAGATACTCTATCTTTTTTATAAACGCAATTTGTAATAATGGTTTTATACCAAACATCAATGTTGGTTGCTGAATCTTTTCTTTTCAGCTTATTCAGTAGGGTTATCGTTCCATCCACGCTTATACACCCACCTTCCTCTGTAGAATAGTTGTGGATATTTAGGATAAAGATATTCAAGCATTATATTTTTGAATTTTGTCAAAATATAATCCTCAGAATCTTTATTGGTATCATATCCAAATGACTCTATTCCATTACTATATGAGGTTACATTTCCAACACCTTGTTTTGATGTATCATTATTCATGATTATATCAATCAGTTTAACCTCCAAACGCTGAACAACTTCCGGAGTATCCCCAATGGTTGTTATTAACTTTGATAACCTACCATCTGTGATATAGTCCATCTTTGTCTCAGTGTCGAATTGTAAATTAGGAAATGCATCTTCTGTACACTTCCCACCTAACTGTCGATATTGTTCAAAAGTTAAATAACTCAAAAGATACATCTCCTCTCTTTACTCAGCGACAGGTGCGGAGGCTACACTGGTAGCTGACTTTTTATTTGTCTTTTTCGGCTTTGCTTCAACTCCTCCGCTTTTCAGCAGGGAGTTGATAACATCCGGATTTGTTGTGACTAATTCACTGCCATTTGGCATCTTTATAATCATTCAATCACCTCTTATGCCTCAGCATGAGTGCCATCATACCAGAATATTGTATCCGGAGTGACAGCCTTTGTGCCGTAGTGGAAGAACAGCTCAACTGCTACTGCCTCTGAAAGCGGAATACGCTCGGCAGAGTAAGGCTCACTCATAACTGGCTGAGCAATAGACTCCTTCATCATAATTTCAAATTTTGTTCCAGCTGGAAGTCTATTTGAACTATGACATCTTACTCCGTGATACATAATGAATGATTCTGTTGTGGTGTCAACATTAGTATTTGTCACAGTATCAAGATACATTCTCATCTGAGAATAGGTGTCTGCGTCAAATACTATATCCATCATATCACGTGGAAGTCCGTCTATATAGTCATTCTTGAGATTCTCCATTGTGAGGATTGCACCTTCAACAATCTCCTGAATAGCTGTTACTGCCTGTGCTGGCTTGTACTGAGTACCCTCAGACTTACCTATTGCAAAGAACTGTGTGTCAAGCTCTGCCGCCATTCTCATAGCGTGATTAGCTGATCTCTTAGCTACAAGACCATCGACTCCGAGGAGCTTAATGTCCTTCTGCTCAATCTCCTCTACAAATTCCTTGTCCTGGTCGATTGCTACTGTTACGGTCTTGCCCTTAACAGCTTTTCCCTTGCCAGCTGTTCTAGCCGTACCATAATTCTGAGATGCCGCATTGGCGAATCTCTTTGCCTCAACTGTGCCGGCTGTTGGGTCTCCGGAAAGATCTGTGTTTTTGAGACTTGTTGAAAGTGCTTGTTTCTGCACATTCTCAAGTACACCGTCATATGCCTCTTTAAGTAGCATCTTACCGGCTTCACTACCATCAAGTAATACATTGAGTGACTCAATTCTTGTTGTGTTTGCCATAATTTTAAAAACTCCTTTCGTTATTTACCAAACAAGTGGATATTTCCTATCCTCTGTTGGTTTCGGGTCTGTTCCCGAAGTTGGTTTATTCTGTACCTTTGAGGTAAAATGTGGCTTTGTCTCTGGATCAGTCTGCTCAGTAACGAATGCTCCTGCATCCTGCTCCTTGTACTTACTTACATAATCATCAAACCCTATAAGATCTCCATCCTTCATCTTCAGTCGATCGGCTGTTATGTCTGCAAGAAAAGCCTTTTTAGCTGAGTTGCTTGTGAATTTAAGACCTGCGACCTTTTCCTTAATAGCAAAGTCATAAGCCTGGTCTGCCAACTTTTTCTCATAGTCAGCTTTGGCTGTCTTATAAGTGCCTTGGAGTGTGTCAAGCTCTGTTTCCAGCTTGGATAACTTTTCTGTGTCTGTTCCAGCATCTTTGAGTTTCTTTTGAAGGTCTTTGATATCTGCGTCTCTTTGCTTAATATCTTCGTCATACTTTGTCTTATAAGTATCACGTTCTCCTTCTGCTTTCTCCAACTTGTTCTGAATATTGCTCATTTCTGAGATAGTCTTATAATTCTCATTCAGTAACTTTTCAAACTCTTCTTTCTTGTCTGATGGAATCTCAATCTGAAATGATTTGAGAATGTCATAAATATTCTTCATGCTACATTTTCCTCCTATATTCTAAAATAATTTATAAAACCCGCTTTCCGGGTTATGGAATAATTACATTTTGTATTATACATAAGTTATCCACATTTGTAAAGTAGTTATCAACAAGTTATACACAGGTTATAAACAATAAAAAAAGTTATCAACATTTGTTGATAACTTGTTGATAAATTTAGGCGAATTTGTTTATATCGAATCCTGGAACATAAGCTCTATCATATCTTGTCTTTAATCCCGCCCTTTTGCTAATATAGTAATATTGTTTTTTCAGCTGTCGAAGTTGGTCGACTTGTTTCTTATCATCACTTCCGGATTTTCGTAAAGCAACAATCTCATCTTGTTTATATCGCATTTGTGTTTCCAGGGCTCGCATTTTTTGACTAGCTTCATATCGTGTCATTGTCTTATCTTTAACAGTAATTTCTTTATTTGCATATTCTCTCAATTCTTTTAATTCGTTTGGTGTATAAGCAGGCTTAGAAACTCCCATTATAATATACTGTATCTTATGTTTACAATTACATGTTCCGATTTTTCTTTGCAAGCTATTATTCAGCTTATTAAATTCTTCAAATGTATATTGCTTACCCTGTACGTGTTGATGATCTTTAGCACATAATCCGTGAGCATCTATTTCCACACCATCTGCCCCGTATTGTCTGCCACATTCTTCTCTTATTCCGTCACTGAGTTTCCGAACTCCTTCTAAAATATTCATTCGTGCGGCACTGTCAATTCTCCTTGTAACACCGCTGGCATATTCAATTTTAGCCCCATTTGTTGATTTATCAATTATAAATCTCTTGATGACGTTATCATAGTTATCTAAACCCTGTGCAACTGCATCAACGGCAAAGTCAACTGTGGCTTTATATGTCTTTGAAATTGCAGTTGTATTTGACATATTTATAAAGGTATTCTTTGTGAGCTGTTTTGTAGCGTTAAGGTAAGTTTGTAATCGAGCATTATCTTTAAATTTTGGCTGAGCCACATTTCCTGCCCTGTACAAATCAGCAACATCTTTATAGATATCATACGCAACACGCTCATATAACTTATCAATATCAGACAAAGCTAACCCGGTTTGAATTGCTAGAAATGAATTGATGGAATCAATATTAGCCCCCATTTTTGACATTTGTTCCAAGGTGTGCATATTCTCAGGAGATAGATTTCCTATCTCCTTGACCTGTTTGGCTAATAATGTAAGATAATAGATATTTACTTTTTCAAATCGATTTGCGATTATATAAGATATTTTTGTAATCTCGTCATCTGTTATCACTGATTATTAGCTCCTTTATTCTTTAATTCTTCCTCAATATCACCAGTTGCTTGTTGCTGTTTTGGTTCATCTGAATCTAAATTGGATTCGGTATTCATACCTGAAAATATATCATTAAGCATTTTATTTTGACTTGCACTATCTATTTTATCAATCTCTGCTTGAGCTGATTCTATAGATTCTCCTGTATACCAAGCTCTTACCTCAGCCTTGCCTAAAATTCCAGCATTTTGAAGATTTAACTTTTGTTCCAGCTCTGTGTCTGTATCTGTTAATATACTATCTTTCCACTCAATATTTGTATCATAATCTCCAGCAGGAATGAGGTCATACAAATCACAGAAAATAGACATTGCATAGACAACATCCATTAAACAGTTTTCAAGGGCATCTTGAATACCTGAGATTGTGATGTATGTTCTTTGTTTTAACAGTTTAATTTCTGTAGCTGTTCGTGCCTCACTTTCAATCTGGGACAGTGTTCCTCTAGCAAGTCCAATTAAATCTTCTATTTTGTTGAGAATTATGTTTAATCCGTTGATATAATTAGCATCACGAAGCGCAGGAGCCCATGCCTTATAGGTATCATCTGCCCCCATATCCAAACTTCTATAGAGCCTATTTTGACAGTTATCAAGATTAGTCATCTTTCCAAAATAACCTTCGCTAAATGTGACCGCCGTCGGATCAACATCAATAGCAAGCTGACCACCATTATATTCCCAATCAAGTCTTGAAAACTGTTGGTCGGCTCTTTCTATCATTTTTACAGCAGGGCTGAAAATTGATATTCCAAGAGGACTATCAAGATCAATGTTGTTAGCCAATGGCACTTTAAAATAACCAAAAAGCGACTTATCAACATTACTTATGGTGATGGGTTCTTCTGAAATACTTGCCCATCTAGGTACAGATGAAAGAGGAATTTCCTTTCCAATCTCTTGTTCTACATCATCATCAGCCTCTCTGTATTGTGCTTTAAATGCTTTATTCTGTATTGTAATTTCATGTGTATCTTGATCAAAAGTTTGTCTTTCTACTTTTGTATACAAAAAGTTTCCGGATACAAAAGAATCATGAAAAGCTATATCAATAATGTTTCCATCATCATCAAAAGCGATTGGATAAAAATCTCCTTGATAACTAAAATCAAGATATATATCTCCAGAACTAATATAAGGCTTTATAACCATTCCACCTAGTGCAAGAGCTTTTTCAAGTGCTTGTGGAAGTTTCTTGATAAGTCTTTTTTGATAAATGCTATTGAGATATGTCGCTCTTGTTGTATCGTTTTCCTCATTTTTGTCCGCATCAACTTCATCTTCTTTTCCCGGTTCCGTTATGCTTGTTTCCATTTCAGAAAGAACTTGCTGTTGTACAGACTGACATATCTGCTTTCCAAGCCCGAGCGAATATACTCCATCAACATCACTTAGCCAAGGGCTCTCATCCTTATATATGTCTTTCCAAAGTTCTAATGCATCTGACATTTCATCCGATATTGCACAATCAGTAATATCAGACATATCTTTATAACCAAGCATTTTTTCAAGTGCCTCATATAATAAATTTAACAATTTTCTTATCATGATAATCTCCTTTGGTAAATTTAAAATCTATTATATATAATAACATGATTAGTTAATTTACACAACAACATAAAAAATAGACAAGACATAAAGCCTTGTCTATTTGTGAGCTACTTGAAATTGATAATATCAAGTGGGATATTTATTTTAATCTTTACGCTCACTGCATCTTCTCCTATTCTACACACAAATCCATTGTGAACGAATGCTTCTCGCCGGGTTCCAACGTTACCGGTTCGATGACCTCACGTGCTAACATCATCGCTCCTGTAAAAGCATTTGCATAGCTCGCATATAATCCAACCTCTGATATGGTTAGTGGCGCATTGCCTGTGTTTTGTATAACCCTTGTAATATTTATCATAGAGCTTGAGAATTTCAGTGGTATAGCCTTTGTTTGTGTGACAATTTCATAGTCCTCTGTCACATTTTCAAGCTTTATATCTGCCACTGTCGCTGGTGTTGTGCCTGTTCCTAATACCAAATAAACTCCGGTTGCGGATGAGCTAGGCACATTTTTTAAAGGCAATAGTGCGCTAAACAACTGTTTAAGCCAGGAGTAACTTGCACTGGCTGATTTGCCTTCTGTAGTTTTACATACATCATAATTGCCTGAGGTGCTTTGAAGGTTTACACTAATAAGCCCGGCGAAATTATTTGCCAACATATATACTTCCTCCTTTAATCTAATGTATTATCTATCTCATGTGTCACTCGGCACTGCACCACGCCGGCTATCATTGTTGTGCTTAATATCTGTGAGTTCGATGTACCTGTTTGTATCTTTCCTATATTGCTAGCCATCACATCCGCCGAATCTGTTGGTTCTGTAGCCACTCCTTTTTCAGTGATAGCTGTGGCTATCTTGGTATTTCTATCACTGACAGATTTTTTTACTTGTGTAATATAGTCTATAAATGACTTAGGCTGAGTGATGTTCACATCTTCAAGACTTCGCACAACCTCTATACTGCATATTGTACTTGACCACTGCTTAGTAATAACACCACTTTCATCAACAACCGTGATAACCACTTGAAAATGACACTTTCCAGCGTACACACTCGCATTACTTCCGACTATCCAGCTAAACTCAATCGTATTTGGATCACCTGACCATTCACTCATAGTGTATATATCTGTGACTCTGTCGCCTGTGTCTCTGTCGATGTTGTCATAGTGTATTGAGATATTAAGTTGTGAATTTGAAACACCCTCAAGACTTTTATCCTTTGTGATCTCAAAATCTATAATAGTCGTGTCCTTGTCGTTCTGTACTATGCGGACTATTTTATCATCGACTGATTTTAAATTGATAATACGACCATCTGACATAGTACCTATATATTTCGCCATTTATTTGCTCCTTTCTGTATTTTCTAATTCACTGATATACATTGTAAGGTAATTTACACATTTTTGCAAGTCTTGAACTTTTGAGTTATTATCTTTTCTACCGGCTCTGCTTATATATCGCAGAACTGTGCCTAAATAAAACCCATCTGCATAATCCCAGCGATTTCTATTTCCCCAAGCATTTATAACTTTGATGCACTCATAAGGATTATCCTTACCTCCATAATAACTAGCATGAGCATTGTCTTTATATTCTTGATCTATCATTTTCTTACCTTCCTTTATAAGCAGTTTAATGCTTCCATTGTTCTTTTCATTTTTGAAAACTGTCTAGCTATCCAATCAACCATTTCTTCATTAGTAGCCTAGTTATGAACAGAAGAAGAACTTTCAGCTAATCCGGATTCATATAAATAAGCATGTACAATCTCATGTCTCATTACTTTCTTAGCATATGTGGCTAAATCCTGAACAGAATCCTTGGTAGGCTGTAAAAATGCAACTCGTATTAGATGTATTGTGTGATCTATATAACCATCCACATCCTCAAATTTTGAATCCTTATCCTCTGATAAAAATTCAATTCTATATGATTGACCTAATATATCAACATTATCAGAAAACTCTTGTTTATAATCATACATTCTATGCACCTCTTCTCTTCCATACTTGTTCCATTGCATATCTTGTCATGTCGATGCTATGGTTGTCAGCGTCTGGATATGCTGATGTTGGATTACCTTCTTTGTCTAATACATACTCATACTTCTTAAATTCATTTGCAGTTTCCGGGCAACGTATAGGATCAATTACTATCTTAACAAGTGACTGCAACCACTTCATTCCATAACGTACAGATCCTGGACCTTTTTCTGCAGGTCTTGCATTTATTCCAAATGCTCTATAGTCAGCAACAGACTTTTCCTCTGAATTATCACAAGTGACTATATCATATCTTCCAACATTAAATTCATCTTTCAATACTTCAGCAGTATCAGGATTCTTCATTTTGTTGGTTCTAAACTCTTCAAATATATAAAGAATCATTCTAGCTTTATCATAATACATACAACCATAATGGAATGGATCTGGATACCAGCCCCAGTCAACACCTCTATACAGTTTATCAAATCTTGCAATTTCATCATCTGTGATTCTGCGTATTTCAAGATTATCAAATACTTCTGTACCTGTTCCAACGGGTATACCTAAATACTCATGTTCATAAGCTTTTGGATTTACTTGTTTGAGCCATTCAGCATCATCTATAAACTGCTTACCTAGCCACTCTTTTGGAGCTTGTAAATATGTGGTATGTGATACAACTGTATCTGTTTTTAGCTTTTCCTTATCAATGTAATCATTCGCCCAGTTTCTTTTTGACTTCGGTGGATTCATTGACTTAAATACTATAAAGTCATCTCCGCCTCTTATTACAGATTGCTGAACTTTTCTTATTTCTTCTTCCCCGGCAAACTCATCGAACTCCTCAAACCATAAGTAGCCTATATATCCAAAAGGCACTTTTATTGATTTTGATTTAGCGGCTTTATCAAGTCCTTTAAATATGATCCTCTGTCCGGTTGGAAGATATTCAGCTCTCATGGGAGATTTAGTTAATTTCCATAAATGTGATACACCTAATATATCAATAGCCCATTCAATCTGTGCATATACAGAAGTCTCTAATGTATCTCCAACTTTTCTATAGACGACAGCGTGTTTTTTGCGATTCTCTTTTTTCATCATATTGTGAATAATTTCAACAGACACAAAAGATGACTTCAAAGAACCTCTACCACCAGTAAGATCATAATAGGTATGTCTATGATTCTTTATATCATTATGCAATGTATAGAAGGCTGTTCCTATACATTTAGTTAATGCTTTTCCTTTAATCTTCGGCATCTTCAATCTCCGTATCATCTGGAATATCATCTATAATATTTACTGCACATTCAATATTCAAGTTCTTAGCTTTAACATCTAAACGCCTAGCCAATTCACCTGCGGCTCTTGTTCTATCTTGTACAGATACATCCATGTCAAACTGATCTTTAACTTCTCCTCTCATCACTGATGTGAGGTACTCCATTACTTCCTGAATGTCTGCAATCTTATCAGATTCAAGCCTTTCCATGATAGCTTCAATGTATTCCGCCACTTTAATGTTCTTTAATAGATTACAACCTTGTACTGCGGCGGTCTTAGGACTATATCCTGCTTTAATAGCTGATTGAGTTATATTATTAGATTCTGTATAAGCTAATGCAAAGTTAATTTGTTTATTAGTCAAATGCTTTTTAGCTTCTCTTTCTCTCTCTGTTTCTTTAGTCATCTTTTACCTCCTGCCATATATCATTTAATGCTTTAATTACTTGTATTTGTGAGGGAGTTTCTATTATTTTATTTTTCCCTCTTTTAGCTATATACATCTTTATATATCTATCTTTTTCAGCACTATAAAATTGATATGTATTTATAGTTATATATACATGTTTTTGTTTTAATGCTGATTGTAATTTATATATTATTTTACCTGTATCCATGTTCTCACCTGCCCCGCCGGTTTTGAATTTTTTATTTATTATATATGATTTTATGCAAAAAATAAAGTATCTAACATAATTATATGTTAGATACTTGTTAATGTGTTGTTAATGTTGCTTTTTATAAAAAGCTCTTCTTGTCTCATAACAATCAGACTTTGTTTGGTTGTATTTCATCTTTGCATATCTATTTTGATCTAGTTCTTTTTTATACTGTATATATATACTGCAAACACTATGACACCCTACAAATCTATCAGTACAATCTTTACAATTTGTTTGATTATTCAAATATACACCTTCTTATATTGAAACTGTGATCGTAGCGTGTTGCGCTGGCTGTACATCGGTTTCCTCACTCATATTTATTACTAGTCCTGAGGATAATGCCAGTGCCGCGTCTGAACCTATTTTCATATAAATAGTTTTATCCATACCGTCACAGCAACGGAATAAATCCCCAATACACAAAGTTTTGAATATACTACATTTGACCGGGTTCACTAAAACATCCATGCTCATATGCTAATTTATCCTCCTATTCTATAAACTTATATAAATCTTGCAATCTGCCACTGGATAAACAATCTGATCCATACATGCATCCACTATTGTCTGTCCATTATTCAAACATATTATTGTTTCCTCTGTGCCTATAATATACACAAAATTATAGTCATCCTGTGCAAGTCTAAACACGGTTCCAGGATTAAGATCTGCTAGCACCTTAGCATTTGGGGTTGATATATTTACTACTACATTATTTTTCATATTATTGTCCTCCTTATTATATTATATAGTTATTGATAAAGTAGCACTTTTCACAATAATACACTTTTCCTCCTGACCAATCGTATCACAACAAACCTCCTGTTCTATCATATCCACAACATAAGATTGAGCTACTTTTAAATATATTTTGTGGGTTGATTTTAACATAAAAAGTTCACCCATTCCAACATCTTTAAAAGCGTAGGTTGTTTCATCTTTGTTCACCAGAACCTCCATATTATTTTACACCTCCTGTTCTGTTTTATCTTCCCATAATTTCTTATGATTATTTTCTGCTTGATACTTTCTCCAACATACTTCACCCATTCCTAGCTCTATAGCTTTTGGGTTTCGTAACTTTCTATTACATCTTTTACATATTGTTTGTTTAATTTCTTCCATTATTCCTCCACATCCCTAATTGTATTTGTACTGCTTTTTCCACCTGTGAAAATTGTTTTCGGCTTAAATAAAAACACTTTTCACCTAAATATTTTTTCTCAATACTTAATATTTGCTCAGGAAGTACCCAAGATTTGACACTATGCATTAAGTACACATATGTATGTTGTGGTAGATAATCTTCTTTTGTTGTACAAGGAACAATCTGTATCATGTCCGAATAATCGTTATTTGTATTATTGCTAATAACAATACAAGGACGTTTTCCTCTCTGCCCGTGTGTATTTATTTTAGGTATCCTATCTAAGTCTACCCAATACACATCTCCTCTTGATATTATTTTATTTTTTGCTGTTATCATTATTCATCCTCACTCTCTATCTGATAAATCTATTTCTAATGTAGTCACCATCATGCTAACAAGACTTATTCCACATGTGATAACATTTCTCCATGTCTCATGCTCTAATATGATATAGTCATATATGGCATATAAACATAATCCAGCTAACATTATTGTTATAGCTATGTACACAAAATTTCTAAACATATGAACCTCCTTATTCCAGCTCACAATCAATACCAAGTATGATATTGTTGTATTCGTCATCCGTCATCTTGAACGGTGTTTCATCAGCTAATCTAGCAATATTCTTTTCTGCCATTCCTTTTTCTCTTGCATAATTAAGTACATCTGTTAATGTTCTCATATCTTCTCTCCTTTGCGTACTTCAAAATAATTTAATTTCCTATAAGTAGAATCCCAATAGCAATTATTAAAAGATATACACTCTTTATTTATAGTCATATCCAAATAATCTATATTTGAATCATACTCCTTTGCTATAGATTCGATTTCCTTGAGCTTTTCTGTGATTCTTGCTTCACACTCAGCTCTTGTAATTCTTGTATATTTATTTTTCATGTATATTACACCTCCATTCTTGTGTATGCTATCCTTTTCTGTCCAAGCGGCCATCCAGAATCTACAAAGCTCTGAACAAGTTTTTTCTTGGCATATACGCAAGGTTCAAAACCAGTGAATGACACAAACGTATTAGTTTCTGTGTCCAACATGCCAAAACCTCTATACCAGATGTTACCCAGCGCACCAAATTTATAATTTTTCATGTTTACTACCTTTATTATCTCCTTTTGTCTATTTGTAATTACTACCTGCTCTTCTAACTCCTTTACATCATTGTTCATATCTTCGTACCTCCTATTTTATGTGTTTGTTGTTCTCTATTAACTGTTTATATTGTAACACATACAAATAAGAATTGCAAGTGATTTTTGAAAAATAAATAAAAAAAATTCCGTACTCGCTATGGTCAAACGAATACGGAATCAAAAAAGAGAAACTAACAAAACACCAGTGAAGGCATGAACATTACAACAAATACATAATAACATATTATCTTAAACAATGCAATACTAAATAATCAAGTGCTATATCTTCATCAATTAGTCCTGTTTTTATTCCGGATTCTACTTGCTGACAGAACAACATATTTCTTTTTACTTCTGATAAACTATATCCACCTATGTTTTTTGAGCATCCGTATAATTCACCTTTAGTCAATCCAGTCCTTTCCATTGCACCTTGTTTATTTTTACCGAGTCCTTGATATGCTAAAAGATTTCTAAATCCGTTATATAAAATTGAGGCTATCATCATAGCTGGTTCGTTCTTGCGCTTTGCCTCGTCCAATTTCACAATAGCTTGATCTGTATATCCACCCAACACCGCATTAGTAAGTTCAAATGTTATATCTCCGATTTCTTTATGAAATAATCCTTGTCTATCTAACTGATTGAAACAACTATCTACTGTTAGGTCTGTTCTAACCGACATATACTGTTTGATTTTGTCAATTTCCATCAATATTCTACCATAATCATAATTACAGTAGTCAATTAAAGATAAAGCATTTTTTTCACTTAAATCCGGTAAATCTTTATAGATGTATTGTTGTAGCACCTCAGCACTTAAATGCGCAAATTCAGTTAAATTTTCCTTATTGTTGTGTGAAAATTTATCTCTCTTGTCTAATGTGTGATACCTCAATATCAAATAGTCCTTACTTTTTTTAAAATCTTTCTTTATCTTATCCCAAACAGTTCCTGCTTTAAGATAAGACAGGTCGTCTGATACAATATAGCATTTCACAGATTTATTGAGACTCTTTTTTCCACATTGCTTTATAACACTTGCTACGGTATCAACATATACTGCTTGTGATTGTGTCATGCTCACTATCTGCTTAATGTACATATCTAATACAGTTTGTTCTTGCCCATACAACACTAGATAATGAGGAATATCATTACCAGAAATCTTCTTCATCAATTCCGACAGTTCCAAGTATCTCACTCCTCTCCGGTGGATTTTTCAAAAGTGGAGAAGGTGTAATATATACATGATTCCAGTCTATGCTCGATTTCTTCAACTGCTTACATACAATTATCCACTGTTTGGAAAACCATGCTCTATATTTCTTTGTTTCGTTTGTTGTCAAAATAATACTCCTTTCTTTTTCTTGACTGGTTTAGGTTTTGCTTGCTTTATAGATTTTATATCATTGCAAACATGACAAGCTATATTATATAAATATTCTTTGTCATGCCTATTAAGTCTATGATACAAGTCAAACCCGGTTGAACCATCAAAGTCATAAAACACATAACCATACTGAGTGTCCATTATGTTCGGGTATTCTACTTGCATAGCTACCAACTGCCTGCTCAACTCGTCATACTGTTTATCTGTGAGCTTATTTGTATTTAGTTCATAGTATGCTATACTATTTAATATAATCTTACGCTGTAAATATTCAATTTTGGTCTTTATGTTCCATCGTCTTGGAAAGCTTTGCATATTCTTCCCGCCTTTCATATACACTATCTATATATTTCTTTAAGGCGCCCACACAATCCTCAAAGCTACTAAAAACAATGACGTTATCATAACTGCTAAATCTAGGCTGGGACACGTCAGGAAATGGAAGTGTTCCAGAATAATTCCAATTTCCTGTATCATTATCAACTCCGCACTCTACACCTCGATAAACTCCAGTGAATATCCCAGGATATATTTCTTTAAGTCTCATTCTTTACCTCCTCTAATAACGACACCAGCATACATTCAATGCTCGCTTTTTTATTAACACTCATCCTCTGTAGTTCCTGGGTGCATTTCACAAGATGTTTTAAACTGTTTTGATTGTATAATTCGGGATGATGTAAAAGCTCTGCTTTGAACATGAGCATAAATAATAAACAATCAATCTTATCTGTTTCTGTGGCTTTTGATCTTAACTGTGTAGTAGCTTTTAATATCTTTGTTCCGCTTTTAGCTTTCATTCCAGCTATAACATCAAGTACACAATCCTCAGTTCTTTCCAACTCTGCTCTTTCTCGCTTTGTATCTGCTATATTTGTAGCATACTGCAAAATAAAGTCATCATCACAAACACTTTTTAATTCTTTCTGAGAGTAAGGTTCCATTGATATTACTGTTCCCCTGCTCTTGATAGTTCCCAACATATTATCTATGTTTTCAACAGTCATTATAAAATAAGCGTTGTTTGGCGGTTCTTCCACAACTTTAAGGAGCGCATTTTTAGCCTCTGTTCTCATATCATCAGCATTTCTAAATATATAACAGATCGGTTCTGTAATAGTATAAGCATTTTCTATTGTTTCCCGGACTTCTGCAATACTATTTCCCACGATTATTCCTTTTGCATTTATCATTTTTATAATTACTTTCGCAAGGGTCAATCTTCCGCTACCCATATCACCAGAAATGATAATGAATCTAGGAACTGACTTATTACACCGCCACTGGATAAGAGTATTTATGTTGTTTTTCTGACCAATCATATATCTACTCCTTTCCACAATAAATCAAGATAGATAATTCAATCAATGTCTTTGGATCATTTTCCCATTTAAGCTGATTATTAAGATTAACCACAAAATCCATAATATCAAATACAGATGTGTTATCCAAAGAATCCAAGTCCTCTTTCAGTGTTGAGGGAATACTTATATAGTCAAAGTTTCCATATAAAATATACTTTTCCACCTCAAGAACAAACTTTGCAAAGTCTTTCATAAACTGCTTTACATCTTTACCGGCATTATATACATTTTCTATTGTAGTAATGGCAGTTCCTTTTTCTTTATTCTGTAATGCCATTAAGAATAATATAAATGTATTATAATCTTCTACACCTATAGTTTTTAACACATTTTCCAGTGTTAAATCTGGAGATAATGAAAGACATTTATCCATCAAAGTTATAGCATCTCTCATACCACCATTACAAACCTTAGCAATATATTCTAATGCTTCTGGATATCTTATTATATCTCCGATATCCGTTAAATTTGGGTCATTTACATCTTGAGAATTTTCAGTTAGGCAAATATGCTCTAATCTTTCCACGATACCTTCATTACTTATCTTCTGAAAATTGTATCTCTGTACTCTTGAAAGAATTGTTGCAGGTACTTTCTGTGGGTCAGTGGTGCAGAAAATGAAAATAGTAAACTTTGGAGGTTCTTCAAGTGTCTTTAATAATGCCTGCCATGCCCCATTTGACAATGAATGACACTCATCCACTATGAATATCTTGTATTCGGCATCAAGTGGTTTTCTTTTTGCATCGTCTATAATCTGACGAACATTATCAACGCCACTATTACTTGCGGCATCCACTTCGATAGGATTCCCCTTTCCATCATTTATCATGCTCGCAAAGATTCTTGCAGATGTTGTCTTACCTGTTCCTGCCGGACCAGTAAACAAATACCCATGCTGAAATGTCTTTGTTTTAATCTGATTTTCCAAAATATCTTTAATTGCACCCTGTTCAGTAAGATCCTCAAACGAACGAGGTCGATATTTAACTGCCAGTGATTCTTTTGCCATTATTCATTATCCTCCTTATATCTTAAATACTCTAAGAACTGTCGCTCATTCAAAACATACATATCAGTTCTATCATCTGGCGAAAATCTAAAAGCAAGAACTCCCTCAAGTTTTCCTTGCTCATAAGTCTGTTCATACAGTTTTTGAAACCACCCTTTTTTAATGGAAAATGACTGGTTCTCAGTTGTAGGCGTTTTAGCCTCTATAAAGAATTTTTTTGTATGTACATCACCCCCTCCAAATCTTGTTCCGCCGGAGTTGCTCTGCACTTTACCTCTGGTTACTATGGCTATATGTTTTTCCTGTCTATCAGAATAATATCTAGTTGTCATATTAAATCACACCTCCCAATGTTTTATCTTTCCGTCAATCAATGTTACATTTATAGGAGTTTTTATATTTTCGTAATATCTATTACTAGCCATCATATAATTATCCATAATACTCAAATTCAAGTAAAATTTACCTGATTTATCATACTGCTTTGCAATAGCTTTTATCTCCCTTAACTTTTCTAATATCTGATTTTCACATTCTTTTCTATTCATATTTCCTCCTTTATTACTTAAAATGTCATCATGGTATAAATCAAAATTTGATATGTGTTTCTTTCTATCAGTTACTACAATTGCATCGACTGTTGGTTCACACATGATTACTTGATCAAATTCAATTCTTCCTCTTTTAGATAAATTTCTCCACTTTTCTAAAAGTGCATCACCGTCTACTAATCTCATATAGCCCCTCCTAAAACTTGAGATTCTTCCCAAATTGAATTATCTGTTTTGGTTCATCATCATAATGAACACTTGTTTCCAAACAAACTGCTATAGAATAATTTTCACCGCATTTTATGTCATCCGGGTAAGCCTTATTGATAGCATCAATTAGTTCACGTTTTGTTACTCTTATTGTTGTAATACATCCAATAGAATCCATTATTTCTTTTCCTCCTTCAACCATCTACATTCAGAGTCCAAACCACGATCTCTGTCTTCGGTGGACTCCGACAGTCTTTCGCAAAGACGTTTATCAATTTTACAATTATGCCCCTCAAAAAATGGACAATCTGAATCAAAATAAGGCAATGCATCTACTAAAAACTTCAATGTGCCACCTCCCATTCTTTTATTGCGGATTTAATTACCCAACCCGTCCATGTTATATCATCTATCTGTTCCATAATATGTTTCAATTTTTCCCTTGCTTCTTCCTCACTTTCTATTCTTATTAAACCTACTTTCTCACTACACTCTGGACCGATTCCATAAAGTTTAGAAATCGGGTTCGTAAGAGTTTTTCCACATACAAGGCATTTTGATGTAGGTTCTGCTTTGCCTTTTAAATCCATATAATACATTCCCCTTGTTTCTTTTATAACTTCACCTTGCATGATGCAAAGTGGCATTGGCTTTCCGTCATTCCACTTGTCCTGAAAATCAAAAGTAGATGTTGCTGGCTCTGTCATATATTTCTTAACAATGATTTTATATAACTTTCCTACTTCCATTTTCTTAACTGGGGGACATAACCAATCATCATTATCTTCTTTTCTTTTTCCGTCAAGGGTAAACTCAAATGGTTTACCCTCTTCAAAATCTTGTTCTTTATATCTATGTATTTGTTTAAATATTTCTTTCATAATATTTCTCCTATATAAACTCCATGTAAGTTATCACACACGCTTCATCAAAATCAACCCCACTAAGTAATAAAGCATTACAATTATTTTTTGCTGTTTCATTGTTATGTATAAAAGAATAAATCTTCTCTAATGTTGTTCCTAATTTCTCTGCTTCAATTTCTGATCTTGTTTTCATACTAATCACCGTTTAACCTTTCTATGTATGTGTTATCTTTTAACTTGTTTATATTGTAACACATACAAAGATATATTACAAATGATTTTTGAAAAATAAATAAAAAAGTTATCCACAATTTAATGTGGATAACTTGTTGATAACTATTTTCTTCCTTGTGTTCGATCTAATGCTCCTTTCATACCTCCTCTGGAAACATTTCCACCAGATTTAGCTTGTTTTGCCTTCCATCCTGTCTTTGTATTAGATATAGATATTGCTTTAGATGTATCTCCGTTTGGTAATAGCTTAGTTTTATCTTCGGATAATGAAACATCATAACCTCTATTATGCATATCTTTCACAATTCTTTGTGCAACTAATTTTTTTGCATTTGTATTTGTACCATAATTATCAAATTTACCTGTTTTAAAATAATCTTGAACATCATTAGCAGATGGTGTAACAGTTCCCACCATAGTTGAGCCTGCGAATGTTCTAAACTCTCGCAATCTTCCAACATTTTTCAAACCAAACTCAGATTTATATGTGTTTCCACGTGCTCCACCTGCTTTACCACTAGATGAACCTCGTCCACCCATAATAATCAACTCCTTTCTTTTATATTATATATTATACATTATAATTTACAAAACTACAAGATGTATCTATATATGATTTTAGTTTATCATAACTTTTTTTAGGACATCTCAATAATATATGACTAGGTTGCAGTACTTCTTGCATATATCTAGTACAATAAATAAAGTTATCAAATACCTGTGGATTCTTAATACTCCCCACTGCTGATAGCATAATAACACTATCTTTTGACATTCCATCAAGACACCATTCTAAACTATCCTTTGTTGACCAATTAGGGGATGGAATAACTGTAATTCCTTGCATTTGACACATTCTGGCAAACCATAAATTCCTATAGTGATTGAATCTTTGCAACGGTTCAGGCATATCTGTGTATAAGCTAAAATCAGGCATAACAATTCCTTTATATTCTTTCAACACATCAATATATCTTTGAGGGTTGTTCCAAATCCGATTGAATAAATAATCTTGTATATAAAAATGTACAAAATAATCTTTATCCTTATTAGATAAAGCATAATTGAAAGGCAATGTTCTCAACCCCCGCCTTGGTATAGATAACGACTTTAAGGGTTCCAATATCGGGAACCCTTTATTCGTAAACTCCATCTCAAATGGTGTCTTATACCAATTCAATATATCCTGCTCGTTTAGATATGCATTACTCTTCATTTAATAATTTCTCCAGTTTTGAATAGAAATCTGTATATTTATCATTTTCCTTTAGATACTCAACTAGCTTGGATTTACCTTGGTATTTGCTTAATATTTCACCAGTTTCTGTATCAATTAAAGAGAACCATGCTCCTCCTTGCACAACTAATCCCATCTTGATTGCCACATCTACTGCATCTGATACATAGTCAATTCCTTCGAGATATTTTAATGTGTAGAAACCTACTTTTCTATCTGGTCTGCATACTTTAGATTTCACTAATGCTACATTTACTATATTTCCTGCAGGATTCTCACAAGCTCTTGAAAGATTATTACCTTTCTCATCAATATAATTTCCTTTTCTAAATTCAAGTCTGGTGCTACAACTATGTCGCCACGCTCTTCCACCTGTCGTTGTTGTTCCACCATACATACTATTCATATCATCACGAACTTGATTTATTCCTATAAAAGCAGTTTGTGTTCTTGCAAGAACTGGAGTTATTTTCTTACTAAATTCAGTCAATGCCATACTAACTCCGCCGTATGTTCTTTCTCCAATCTGCTTTTCATTTGCCTGTGTGGAAACCATTGCTCCTATAGAATCTAATATGCAAAGACTTATTTCTCCGCTATCAACAAGATCAATTGTGATATTGAATACATCTTCCGCCCCCATGCTATCCGGGTCAAGATATATGATATTATCACAGTCAAGTCCTAGCTTTGTAGCCCATTCTGTATCAAATGTTCTTTCAATATCTATAAACAACACTTTTTTATCTGGAAACATCTTCTGAGCGTTTCCGGCAAGATCAATAGCGGTGGTTGTCTTTCCGCTTCCGTCTGCTCCATAGAACTCAGCTATTCTTCCAACCGGAATACCACCATATGTCATATAATTTAGACGACATGATGAAAACGGAATTTTCTGCACTTCCTGAAAATCAACACCGAGCTGAATATTTCCTACCTTCATTTTCTTATTTAAGTCTTTTATAATTAAATCAAGATTACTCATCTTTCTTCCTCCCGCTCTCTTAGTAGACAATAATTATAAGCCATACAGCCATCACAAGTCTGTCTTTGACATCCTTCCTCTAAATAATCAGCTCCATCTTCCATATAATCCGCTTCGCTCATTACTTTAACTCCTTTCTAAGATTATATTCATCATTATATGCTTTGATAGCATCTTTATATCCTTGTACAGTTCCAACTTCTCTATAGTCTTTTAATTCATCCAGCCAACCAGCTAACTGCATATATTGATTAGCTTCACAATGTAATCTAAGTGCATTAGGAAATAAACTATTTTGAGCCTTTGTTCTCCGCCGCTCGGATAAATTTTTATAATATAAAATAGCTTCATCAAGTGTTTTATTGTTCATGCTATATTTACCTCCTTACATCGAAGTTATCAAACTCACTCACAAGATTAGATTCTCTGTTTAATTTTTCAAATTTCCAAACTTCTGTAACATTGCTAGATAATCGCTCCACTGCTTGTTCCCATTCAACTATAAACTTTTCACAGTAGCTTAGAGGAAAATTATGATTATCTTGCCGATATTCATTTAACCGTTTTGCTCTTTCTTTTATATCTGTGCTCATGTATTTTCCTCCTTATTAGGATAATAATGTCCTGTTATTTCCTGATAACAGTCAGCATAACCTTGCTTATATCCTTTATTATAAGAGTCCCTATCATATTTCAGAGCTTGTATCAATTCTGCCTCATGCACAACTATTCCAACACTTTGCACTGCTCGTATAATATTTTCGTCCACTTGTGAGTTAATTTCTGAGGTGATTAACTCAATAGGACTTTCATATCCATTACACATTAGAATCACCCCCAGCCTCGCGCTCTGTCATATTATTCCTCACTTTCTAATAACTCTGGATTATCAAATATGTTGCCGATTACCTCAATTTCGAAGTTCTCGGTGATAACCCATAAATCTCGTTTACGCCCAACGAATATTTCTATAATTGATTTAATGCAAACCCAGCAATACTGATAATAGTCATCCCACCAAATTGCTATATAAAAATTACTGTTTTTATCTTTTACAATATCGTTCTCCCATATCAGCTTTCCGTTCTTGTCCTTTAAGCCTGTGCATTGACAGATTGTGGGTGGGTCTACTTCAATCATATTAGGAACATCATTTGTCATTCCCCAAAGAATATATCTCTTTTCCCAAATGCCGTACAAGTACCCCTGCACCCATTCTCCGTTATCGGCTCTCTTTGCTTTGAATAAATATCTATCTTCCATATTCTCTCCTATTCTTTCCTATTAGTACCAAATAACCTATCTAAATTGATGTGTCCGTCTATTTTTACAATGGATGCATATGTGCTCCAAAATGGTCTGTATTCTCCCATTTTAGTGACAAGTGGCTGTCCATGAATACCGCCCCATAACACGATAGCTTCAAAAGGTTCTCCAATTCGTTTAGAATAATCCCAGCTTGCACTATGTATTGTCACCACATCGCCTTCTGATACTATATATTTCATATTATCTGTGATTTTTTCCATATTCTCTCCTATTCCGCTTCTGATTGAAGCCATTTTAAGCATCTTTCTACATCACAATATTCCTCATAGCACCCAAAACAATGTTGGTTGCATGAGGTATTAGATTCGCATTGACTTGTTATATTTGATAAAAAGTCTGTTAACTCTTCATCCGACATATTCCTTATTCTGTCGGCATTGGTCTGCTTATCACTCATTTTCTCCACCTCCCAATTCTTTCAGTTTTGCTTCGGCTTCTGATTCTGTGAGAAACCAGCTTTTGTTAAATTCTTCCCACAGTACGCCTAAAAACATTGGGTCAACTTCTCTTTCAAAAACCTTATCATCGACTATAAGATAAACCTTATCCCCAATAGCACATGGTAGCTTAGCAAGTTTTCTTTGTTCCTCTAAGTCCTCATAATCTTTTAACTTTCGATATACTGCGTCTATTTCTTCACAGTCTGGCTCACAAGCACTTTCCCATAATTCATCATCTATCCATGATGGATTTCTTTCTGTTAGTCTCTCCATTCTTTACTCCTTTCTCATAATCCGGTATATGGTTAAATCTCTTATGTACCTTATTATATCTATGTGTTTCGATATAAGATTCCCATATATTATCGTTTGAATACTTATTATTATACCCAGCGTAAACCATTTGTTATTCTCCCTCACTATGATTTATATATTTGCTATTAGATAGTTCCATTTCTGTAATTCTTTTATTCATTACTTTTTTTAAACTATTAAGCATTTCATACCCCGCATCCATTCTTAACTTTACTTTCTTGTAGGCTCTTGAATATATAACAAGTGTCATTGTTTCAGCTTGTGCTATAAGCTCTGCCTGTGCCGTTTTATCTGCAACTGTCTTTCCTGTTGATTGTTCTCTTGCTGTTGAATATACTTCCTGTCTAATAGCTTTGCATGTATCTTCTTTGATGCCTAAATCTTCTTGTCCTGCCCCAACAAAATAAAGAATATTTGCAAGATTTAATATTTCAAAATCAAGCTCATTATCTGTCATATTCTGACTACATACCAGCATATTACCTATCTTTTTCATTTCTTCATCAAGCTCGCCACAATACTTTGTTACAAGTTTATCTGATATTTCCTGTATTGTATCGCTTATGTTATCCACTTTTTTCATTATAGATTCAGCAGTTTTAGGTTGTTCGTCATTTACTTTTATTCCTTCTCTACGACTTGCCATTATAATTCCTCCGGTCATTATTCCCACATACTACCATATCTTCAAATGGTATTGTATAAGTATAACCGTCTTCAATCATTCTAAATTTTCCTAATAATGTTTCAGGAATCTTTTCTATGAGTTCATAATGCTTTTTAGTTATTTTATTCTTATAAATTTTTTCCATTATAATGCCTCCTTCCATACTCTGCTATCAATAATGCCTCTGCCATTCCGTCATGATCTTTCTTACATCTGTCTGTTGCTTTTAAATTCACATCCGGGAATAATCTCTTGCATACTTCAATAGATGTATTTTTGTCGGATGTACAGGAAAATTCTTTCTTCCATTTCTGCGGTGTGACAAGTTCATAAGGTATTCCATATGCTTTTAATACTCCTTGAATAAACCCAAAATTCATTCCAAAATTGAATGTACTTGATACTCCCTGCTTAGGCATTGCGTGGACGTGTTCAAGATAACAAACACATTCCTTATAATCTTGATAATAACCAAGTATAAGTAAAAGATCTTCCTCACTGTAGGCATGAGCCCAAGTCTTATCCGGCTTTATAACTGCTATTCCGCCATTTTTTCCTGGATCAATTCCTATATATATCATTATTCCACCTCGTCTTTCCATTTAATTCCTATTATATCGTCACAGGGGCTATCGTTCCAGTTTAAATGACCATCTATATCAGATTCGCAATAAAAAGAATCACAAATATTTTCCGTGCCCCATATCGCAGGACAATACTGACACATATCAGAATATGCATAATTACCCTGTTCAAATGCCTTTTGCCGGGCATAACTACACAACGCACAGTGATTTACTAACCACACACCATTTAATGCACAATAAGTCGCCTTCAGGTCGTGTCTATCTTTATACGTTGAATTTTCTTGTTCTTTAACAAACTCCCACATATTTTTATGAAGTTTCTTACATTCATCTAGTGTCATAATTATCCAACCTTTCTGCATATAGATTTATATCTGCACCATCTACAATTACTTGTATCTTCTGTTTTAGGTGGAGCAATCAGTCTTTCTACATATCCCTCACATTCTGAAATATAATTGCACAACCAGTTTTTCATATCCTGTGTGACTTCAAACACTTCCGGAACTTCAAGCGTACAAATATCCCTATTTTCATACATTACAAATGCCTTATCTAAATCAAGTACAGTACAATAGCATATAACCTGATTATGATGCTGTTCTAAACAATGATTATCTAACTGGTTATATTTGAAAGAAACAACATTCTTGAACTCCCATAAGTAATCTTCGTTTGTTGAAATTCTTCTTATAATTCCATCACAACGAAAAGATAAGTTTAATGCAGTATCTATAAGATGTGTTTCTGCTCCCTGCTTTTCTTTCACGATCAAGGATTTACATTTACCGAACTTCTGTTTTTCTTTAACATATTCAGCAACATCAAGATATTTCCAATCATATCCCATTTTCTGTAAATTTAACAATGCATTTTGTAATGCTTCGTGCCTTGCTGTTCCTGTATCTGCCATCCCAGTAGAATTATATTCTACTGTTTCCGGGTCTTGTGGTGCTTTTGTACGAGTGAAATACATATTCCTCATACAATGCAATAATGACGGCTTATAGTAATTACTTCCTGTTCTCCGATCTCTCTGCTCTATCCTTTCAATACAACTCATAACATCAGCTAAAAATTTCTTATTTGCAGGAAGTTGTGGCTGATTGTTATTGATTAAATTTAATAGTTTTCTTGCCATTATTTTACCTCACTCTTTCTTTATAACATCCGAACCGTGAAATCCTTACGGTAAAAAGTCACTTGCTGTGGGTTAAGATATGTTGATTCTGCCCACCCCATTGCATCTATCGCAGCCATACCAAAAATACCATTGTATCGAAGAAAATCATATATTTCATCTGAGTTATGACAATGCTTACTTTTATGATTATGATTAAGTCTTACTACTGCCACAATACCGTTTGTAAACTCCATTTATTTTCGTTACCTCCTTGTGTGTTTGTTATCTTTTAACTTGTATATATTGTAACACATACAAAGATATATTACAAGTGATTTTTGAAAAAATAAATAAAAAACACCTCTCTATTTCTAGAGAGGTGCTACAATATGATATTTTTGTTGCACTATTAATTATATAATCATGCGTTTATATTGTCAAGTTCCTCATCTTCAAGTAGAGCTATAACCTGTGTTACTTTTCCGCTCTCAATCTTCAACGCATTTTCATTTCCGTAACAGATCTTCACTGTATCGTCCGGGTTAGCCTGCAACTGCTCTTTCAACATTGGAATATCCACACAACACACAAACGGCGCAAAGTCCTTGCTTTCCACATAGTTGATAGTCTCTGTAGATGCGTCCTTTTTACTATGAATATTGATACCCTTTCTTCCGAATGTGAAATATGCTCCATTCTTATCATATGGTTCAATGAATAGTGCAAGACGATCAAGTACGGAAAGAAGTAAATCCTTTGGTACTTTGCAAGAAGATGTAAATGCCTCATCAAGATAAGCGTTTACTTCATTAGCTGGGAAGTCCTCAACCCCTTCCATCAAACTTCCTTCAACAATCTGTGTATCTGTTACAAAAATAATTCTTTCAGGGTCACAAGTTACTTTTATATCTTCCTCCTTAAATAGGGAGATTAACGCCATCTGCTGTGCTGAAATCAATACTGGAAAATCCCATGCAAACATCTTAAATCCATTGAATGTAATTACATTTGCATCAGTTGAAATAACAGTATCTCCGCAATAGTAACCGGTTAGAGCCGGGTTCTCAAGTGTTTTTGCTAATGCTGATTTATTGATATTATAAGCCTGCATTATACTTGAAAGCTTAACGTCTGTCCACTTCTCAGGAGGTGCACCATACTCCTGATTCACATCTGGGAATGAGATAAGTCCTTCTTCATCTGAAATCAACGGAATCTTATAAATTCCGTTTGCTTTGACAAAAAGTACATCATCTTTTACAGATAAATCAATATCTTCCGAAGTTGTCTTTGCAATCAGTTTTCCAAACTTATCTGCATCTACTGTGATGTCCATATCGTCCCCAGCTACCTTGTCAATGATAATACATAATGTATTAGTCATGTCTGTTGTAAGTAATCTTAACTTTCCATCTGACAATTTAATACCAATCATTGAGGTAATAGGAATAAGATTATTAAATCCTGCTCCTTTAATTGCTTTGTTTACTGCTTCTTTCATTCTACTTGTTACTACCTTCATTCTTTTTCCTCCTTCAGTTCAAACTCATTAAAGAATAGGCTTCTTTGCGAAGCTCTACATTAGACTCAAATAACCCCCGGATTGTCGCGGTTCTTGTTTTAGCTCCTCGACTCTTAATACCTCTAGCTGTCATACAACTATGCTCCCCCTCAACAACAACCAACACATCATTTGATCCAGTAGCCAACTGAATAATATCAGCTATATCGGAACCAATTCTTTCCTGCAACTGTAGACGCTTTCCAACCATATCCGCAATCCGAGCAAATTTGCTTAGACCTAATACCTTTCCATTTGGAATATAAGCAATAGACACACTCATATTATACATCAAAGCTAGATGATGTTCACAATAACTGAAAATTGGAATATCCTTTACAACAACAAGATCCTCGTTATCTGTGTCAAAACATTTGCAGAATTTTTCTGCGATCTCATCGTTGGTGTAGTTCATTCCCTCAAATACTTCCTCATACATCTTAGCTACTCTTTTTGGTGTATCTACAAGTCCGGGTCTTTCCGGGTTATCCCCTAAAGCAATTAAGATTTCTTTTACTGCCTTTTCAATTCTTTTCTTATCTATCATCTTATACTCCTCTCTTATTTGGTTCCCAAATTATCTTGTGCATTTGCAACTGTATCTTACAATTATCCAATTTATTGTCTAAAATAAAATCAACAATCGCCGCTGGTTCAATCTCCCCAAATACTGGGCTGAAATAAACCTGTGCAGACGGTTTATATTCCTCTAATATACTTAAAGCACATACTAGGTCTTCATATGAGCCTACAACAAATTTTAAGACATCCGTATTGGATAATTCACGAAAATTAGCTAAACACATCTTATCTTGCATTCCACTGGAAGGACATTTATAATCCATTGTCACGAAAACATTTGGGTTAGTTGGAAGATGCCCGATGTACTGTGAACCGTTTGTCTCAATATTAACCCAATAACCTCTATGGAGTAGCACCTCAACAAGATGATTTATTCCTGGATGTATAAGTGGCTCCCCTCCAGTGATTGTAATTGATTTAGTTCCATACCTTTCTAATGTATCTATTATATTAGGGATACTCATAATCGTATACTTATCCCCCTCACAGCCGTATCTTGTATCACAGTATGAGCAATTCAAATTACATCCAAATAATCTTACAAATGTGGTGGGTAAACCAGCTCGTTTGCCCTCACCATCAATGCTTTTAAATATTTCTACTACTTTCATATCTAATCCTCCACATAGGTAGCAATATTTCCTTCACTTTCCTGTACCTCTACCTTATAACACGTTCCGACTTCACAAATATCTGAAACTCTTTCAAATACCCATCTTGCTATATTCTCAGCCGTTGGGTTGAGTGGACAAACTACCTCATTCACACAAGAATGGTCTAACTTATCGTGTATTTCTTTCTTAATCTTTGTAAAATCTACGATCATTCCATAATCAGTGAGCTTGTCTGATTTACAATGGACGGTAATTATCCAATTATGCCCATGTAAGTTCCCACACTTGCTGTCATATGGGAGCTCTAAATAATGAGCTCCTGCAATTTCCATTCTTTTTGATACATAATACATTTTTTTAATCCTCCTCATATTCAATAGGGTCTCCTACACCATTGGCTTCAAACGCGTGTCTCCTATCAATACACGTTCCACATCTTCCACAGGCTTTTTCACCTCCATGATAACAACTCCATGTCATTTCATAAGGTACACCCAAAGATAATCCGGTTTTGACCACTTCCGCTTTATTCATGTGGATAAGTGGTCGATTGATATGGATTTTTCCATAAGTTCCAATATTTATTGCCTTATCCATAGCATCTGCAAATTCTGGAGAACAATCTGCGTATGCTTCACCTGCCGCATCATCTGCATGAGCTCCATAGAACACTTCTACTTCTTCTCCTGGGAAAAGACTATCTGCAAAAGCTGTGGCAATGGATAATAATAATCCATTTCTAAAAGGTACATAAGTACCAACACGTCCTTCTCCATTCTGTTTGATCTGGTCGGCATAACTCATATCCAAAATCTCTTCTTTAGAACCTTTAACAAGAGAACAAACTTCACCCGCGTACTTCATAACATTTGAAATATCTTCCTCAATATGTCTTACACCATAATATTCAGCGATCTTTTTAGCACACTGTAATTCTTTATCATGTTTCTGTCCATAATATAAAGAGGCTGTTATAACATTTTCTTTGCCATATTTATCTACCGCTATTGCAACACAAGTTGTTGAATCTACACCACCTGAATTTAATACTAATGCTTTCATATATTTTTCCTCCTTAATAAATGATTTTGTTCATCCCTGTATATTGATCATATAAACCTAAACCTTGTTCCGTTGTACAAGATTCTAGATCTAATACATCCGGATTTCCATTCTTTATATAATCGTAAATGAAATCGTCCCGAAAACCAATATTCTCTGCCTGTTTTACATCATTACAATAATACACTTTTCTAATGTTAGCCCATATGATAGCTGATAAACACATTGGGCATGGATAACCTGTGGCATATAATTCACACCCAGTCAAATCATATGTTCCAAGCTTTTTACAAGCTTTTCTAATTGCGTTCACTTCTGCGTGGGCTGTTGGATCGTTATCCCCAAGAACTGTATTACTTGCAACGGAAATAATTTCTCCGTCTTTGACAACAACTGCTCCAAATGGACCACCGATATTCAAGTACATTGTGGTAGTGGCTTCACATACACCTAAATTCATATATTCTTTTTTGTCCATAATTATACCTCCACATAATTTAATTTATAAGATAATAAATTAAAAAATTAAGAAGGAGCTCTAGGTTTTTTCATAGTGGTTTCCTCACTTTCTATGATATTGACCGTATCTGTCCGGTATCACAGACATTAAAAGATTAAGATAAAAGATCCTTAATAATTTTGATATAATCCGTTTCATAAGGAACATAATAATGAACTGGTAAATAATATTTATAACCGTCTTTATAATTTACCTTTACATTCTCTTTCACATTCCTTACACGCACTTCAATATTTTTTCTACGGGGATAAACTTCAGCAATAACTGTTGCCTGATTCATAATATCATAAATTTTATAACATTTAACTGAATCATAATATTTATACTCATAATCATCGGTGAACATCTCAACTATCTTTTTTATATCTTCTGTTCTGTCAATTTTTGTAGGTTTTTTCTTACTTGTTGTCTTCTTAGTTTTATTTTCTAAATTTTCGGACTTTGTGGATATCCCCTCTATATCTACCTTTTTCCACCATCTCTTTAAGGTACTATGAGTGAAGGAAACTGTCTTACCTTGCTTATCCCCATTAAGATATTCAGCTACGACAGTATTTCCATCTGAATACCGTTCCTTTACAGTAATCCTTGTTTCGTTGTCCCTTCTTGATAAATAATGCATAATATTAAGCCTCCTTTTATTTTTTATGTGTTTCCCTTGGTTTGATTATATTGTAACACATAAAAAATAAAAGTCAACCCTTTTTAGAAAAGTTTTTAAAATAATTTTTTATGTTTGTCCTTCTTTTTATCAGAATTTAGAAGATAATATAAACCATCCACATAAACAAGATTATCCTCTTTATTAAATTCTGATTCTATGTTTTTTGTATGGCCTTTAATTGTCTTACTAATATAAACCCTGGAATAAATAGGATTTAATGAAATTATTTTTGAAATTAGTTGTTCCAAAGAATATCCTTTATCAACTTCTAAAGTTTTTAACATCTTGTTGAACAAAGAATCCATACTAGGTTTAGGGGAATTAGGATATTTCTCATATAATATATCAAGATAATTACTTTCAATACAAAAAAATCTTTTTATATAAGACAGTATCGTATCACAACATAATATATCACGTGTCCTAGATACCCCAATGTACCTATCATCTATTCCTTTCTTTATATTTTCATACATTTTTAATGAAGGTATAAGAATAGAATTATCCGGTAAAGGAAATTCCAATAATGCTTCATAATTTCTTGAGTTTGGTGTAAAAATAAAAATTATTTTTTCAAAAGAAAATTTATCTAAAAATTTATTTAATCTATTAACAAATAATCTCTTATACTGTGGGGTAAATTCTTTTGTATGTGGAGCATCATATTCTAAAAATGGAAAACAATTCATATATTCAATAGGTATTATGCCTCCATTAGAACATATTATTAATTCACAAGATTTTCCAAAACATTTATAATACATACTCCATTTCCTAGATTTAAGATATGGTCTTGTTGAAGTACACAAGCTAAAAATTGCATATTTATATTTTGGATTATAATCATCTAGGATTTTTTCAAAAGCTTCTTGAATTAATGTAGAATTTAATACATTTTCTTCTCCTTCTATATCCCGAATATCACACCAATCGTCTTTAGAAAATAAATAATCTCTACATTTGAAATCCATTAAAATAACCTCTTTCTATAAGAAAATTTTCTTTCTTTCTTATTTAATTCCTTTACTTTCTTCTGCATATACAAAGCATTAAATAATATACGATTATCCCGATGTTCTGCTAATTCGTCCAAAGTAAACCCAAATTCCTGAATTGTCTTATTAAAATCCTCAATAGCTTTCTTTGGTAAATGACTATAATGATTCTTATCATGAATTTGATTATTTGATACGGCTATATTTCCATAATCACTCATAACATTTCCCATTGCCCCCACCATAATCCAACTTGTACTATCAGCAGAATATATAGGATATTTCTCTAATAAATCAAAATCCGTCATACCAAAAGCGTGAACCTTAATATTTGGATTACTGGATTCCCGGATTGTTCGGAAACATTTCTCAAGGAAAACATCCCTTATCTTAGCAGGCTTTCCAACCATACCACCAAATGCCATATAAGGAATAGGATTTCCATTTTCATCTCTCCATTCTAAAGCCTGTTTTAGAAATTCGATTGGTTCACCTACATGAAATGTATATAACAAGGAATCCGGATTTTTTAGTCTTTTTCTCATAAAAAGATAATTATCCCATGTTGATTGTGCGGCTTCCCGAACCTGTTTAGGTGTAGCCCCAAAAACCCTATCTCCAGGGATAACATCCACTTGACCGCAAAGATTTATATCATCGGATCTTTCGTTCAGCCAGCTAATGTATTCTTTCACATTTACTTTGGAGCCTTTTGTCCATGCACTAAACGCACCAGAATCTATAAATAATTTTCCGGGTTTTATAAAATCTTTCAGTTTATCAAATTGTAGTTTGCCCCGATCAATATAGCTGAAAAGGGCATTGCAGTCAATCTTATCCACACAAGACTCTTCCATCCCTGCTAAATAAAGTTTCATATACTGTTTCACCTCTTCTTTTCCAAATTTATCAGCACCTGCTAAATACAACTCCATATTATCTTTCCAATCTATTATGGTATCTACAAACTTTTTTTGATAATCAAAAGAAAGAAGACGATTTCTTATAATTCCGATATCTAATTTTCTTTCTCCTGTAAATACATATTCTCCAGCTAAATATAAATCCATTAAATCATCCTCTCTCTCTCTCTTTACACGTTCAAAAGGTTGTTGTGAGCCAGCTAGATACAATTCCATTATTCAATCTCCACTTCTTCGCCGTACCAGTTTTTAGTAAAATCCACATCGCACTTGAATGGAAGTTTAATCAAATGACTAGGTGCAGTTCTCATAAGATATGAAAGTCTTTCTCCTGCTTCCTTTGCATTTTCAATAGGACATTCTCCTATTACTTCATCATGTACCTGTATCAGCAAATGGAAATCAAGTTCTTTCATTCTTTCATCATTGTTTATAGCAATCATAGCCAGCTTTGTTATATCCGCCGCTGAACCTTGTACTCTTGCATTTACACATTGTCTTTCCGCCTGTGCTATAAATCCGCCATTATCCTTGATCTTAATTCCTTCAGCTAATGCTTTTTGAATTATATCATTTTTCTTTTTCCACCCAAATGCTTTATCAAGTTGTTTGATATAACTGTCTTTTACTTTCTTTGGAACTTCTGTAGATACTTCACTTCCAAATGCTAATGGGTCGAAGTTAGTGACTTTTCCGCTATATGAAAATTCATATCGTTCTAACTGCATATCGTGTAAATGTCTTCTTCTACCCCATGCAGTAGTTACATATCCTTCGGTTCTTGCCATTTCTCGTGAATCTTCGATAAATTTACCGAGTGCAGGAAATGAAGATATAACCTTATCATATATGGCTTGCGCCTCCTTTGTAGAAACTCCAAGCTGTTCTGCAATAGATGGAATTTGTCTACCATACAAAATTCCAAGAACTATGCTCTTAGCTTGTGTTCTTCTTTCTTTTCCGGCTGGATTTACTGTTCCATCTTTTCTGAACTCTTTACACTCTTCATATGGTTTATGAAATGCAAGTGCGGCGATTGTCGCATATATATCCTTGCCGTTTATAAATGCTTCTTGCATTTTTTTATCATCCGATAAGTGTGCAGTAACCATCGGTTCCTGCTGACTGAAATCCGACCCTATAAGTACATACCCATCCTGTGCCTTAAACATTTGTCTAATATCTTTGTTATGCGAAGGGATATTCTGTAAGTTTGGGTCTTTAGAACTAAATCGACCAGTCTTAGCTCCATACTGCTTAAACTCACCATGAATCCTTCCATCTGTAAGCACAATTTCAGGCATCTTATCAATATAAGTGCTTAATAGCTTATCAACATTTCTCAAGGCTAAAATATTCTCACATAGATTTTGGTGCTTGCCTTGTGCAAAATGTTTTAAAATCTCTTCTCCTGTTCCTCTAGGTGCTTTTTTATCTGGACTTTCTAATCCTAAAATATCATAAAATAATATTGCAAGCTGAGTTGGACTTGATAATGATATAGGATCTGACAACTTATTATTAGGATTTTTCATCTTATAATTATCAATTTCATCCTTATACAGTGCTATTGTTTCATCAGCTTGTTTTTGTCTTTCTTCCTTTATCTTATGATATTTTTCGTGTAAATTTTTACACACATCAAAGTCAAGACATACACCTCTATCTTCCATGTCTGCTACAACTGGAATCAAAGGCATTTCAATATTCTTGAATACATTATAAGGTCCGGATAAAACTCTTCTATTCAAAAGTGTTTTTTGATATTGATATAATTCATATGTCTTTACTGCATCACCCGCCGCGTATAAATATCCTGTTGAGATTGGAATATTATCAAATGTTACTCCCTTAAATAATGCGTCAAATGTCAAAGACTCTGTATCTTTACTATCGCAATATTTAAGGTGCAAGTCTTTCAATCTGTGACTTTCTTCTTCATCTATACAATGAGCGGCAATCTCTGTGTCCCAATATGGCAAGATGTCGATACCTAACGTCTTTCTACATATTCTTATATCAAACTTTGCATTATGAAAAATCCATCTAATATCCTTATGAAACTCTTTCATAATCTTTGAAACAGTTTCCTCATCCATCTGTTCCTTTGTTCTTACACCTGTAATATACGACTTATGATTGATTGGAATATATGCCGCTTTTTGTCCAGGTGTATAAATACATCCGCCGACTATATCTACAAGTAATGGATTTAATCCTGTGGTCTCCGTATCTAACGCACCCTCTCCAACTTGTTTCATTTCTTTCATATATTCATATAGTTGATCTGGTTCTCTAATAAGAATATAATCATCTTTATGAATTGCTAATTTTTGGTTAGCAATAGCAACTATAGATTGTATTTGAGCGGCTAGATTATTTCCGCCGCTCCTGATACTTGTTCTATTTGTTATTGTTTTAGATTTTTTGATTATATTCTTATCATTGCTTTTTGGTCTTGCAAATGATAATGCCATATAATCCTCCTCTATAATACAATATCTTCCATAACTGCTCTTGCTTCAAGAACTGCAATATAATCTGTCATAGCCTTAATCTGCATATTATATGTGCTTCTTGGACAAGTTGGTTCAAAATTCAATGTACCCGCATCCCATTTTGTAATCATTGACTTAAGACCTCTATATCTTGTAACCAACTGATAATACTCCGCTTTAAACCTTTCTTTATAATCATTGCTATTCATCATTCCTACTGTATCTCTTAATGTCATATAATCCTCCCTACCAGTTTAATCTTGATAACATGCGTTTCATAAATGTAAACTTTCCGGTCACATACTGCTTATACTGATCTTTATGTTTATAACTTCTGTGGCTTCTTTCTCTATGCTTATTTTTTGTTGCCATATTACATACCCACCCTTCTGCTTGTTGCTCTACTTGCTCCTCGTCTTGATGGAAGTGGTTCAGTGTTTCTGCGTCTTACCTGTGTATTATCTTCATTATCGTTATTATCTGCATCTGGAAAACTTCCTGTATCAAGGTATTCCTGCATTTCATCAGCTGATTTATCCATGATATATCCGCCTAAAAATTCAGGCTTTTCGTACTGTGAAATATCCATTGGTTCTGCTGGAGAAATCTGAATATCATATGTTGTTTTCTTGTCTCCTTTTTTTCCGTTTCTTATGATGTCAACTGGCTTCATTGTCATATCTCCCCAACGATTTACAAAATTCTTAATCTTTGGAATGAACGTCTTTCCACGATTCCAAATCTTAATCTTGCCATCCTGCTGATCAACCATTGCAAGCATCATTACAACCTGTGTCTTTAACCCTGCGGCACACATTGGACAAACATCAAGCGGATCATCATAATTTCTCAGACAATTCACAAATCTTGTCTTATCGTTACCATCATCCCACTGTCCGACAACAGCCTGATGACAAGCATAGATATCCACATCTTCCATATCCTTTACCATAAGCTGTGCGGTAATCATGTCCCCATCGTTCGTCAACTTCAAAAACTCTGTGTCTGAATTGTTCCCGTACTTGTCTACTTCATCATAATTGATTCTTCCCATACTTTCTTTTTCCTTTCTTTTTAGTTGGTTTAGTTTTTGAATGAACAACCTCCAGAACATTCACTATAAGCCCATAAACGCAACCACTTATATTCCATTCATGTGCACACGAGTGATATTCCCAGCTTTATTCTCACTCAAGTTCCCAATCACACCATTTTTCAATATCATGTGCTTTCTTCTTTTTGTCTGCCAGGAAACACAGCCCTAGCGGGAGTCGAACCCGCAAATGTCGGAATCAAAGTCCGATGCCTTTCCTTTTGGCAATAAGGCTATAATATTTGGATTGTATTTCACAGAGTAGTTGCAAAATACAATAACGAATATAGAGGACTCAACCTACTCTATCAAGTCATATATTCTCCAAATATTTTATAACGTTTGTATCAATTACACAATACACGTCTGTATTCACTCCCTACACTCAACCACTTCCTCATTGATACAAGCTAAAATATATCAATACTACTACATCCACCTCAACCTACCCCAATCCTCGTATTGATATATTGGTGTTTATATGTGTTATCGCTTCACAAATCTGATCATTTTATATTCTTTTATTTGTTATTTATTAGGGCTTATCTCTTATGCCGTGTGTGCAGATCTGTCTCATGTAAGTGTCCTCCTTTTATTATTTTATAAAGTGTTTTACGTGTTATCGCTTCACAAGTTATTATAAGTTTTCTGCATATGCTTTACAGCTTTTTAACGTTGCGCCCTCAAATACAGTATTGTTGTTTTCAAGGTTTTTTAAAATCCATTTCTGTCTATATCCAACGCTATATTTTTTCCTTCTTTCTACTTTCACGTATTCATCATGAATACTATATTTGTTATTTTCACTAATGTAATACATACCCAAATTACCATCAGTGAATGCTTTTCTCCATTTCATATCTTTGTCCCTCCATTTTATGTGTTTTTGTTGTTCTCTCTTAACTTGTTTATATTGTAACACATAAAAAGGTGAAATGCAAGTGATTTTTGAAATTTTTTAAAAAATAATTTTGCAATTCAGAAATTCTTCTTGCAAATCATTTATATCTCGATTATCTGGATATACAAGCTCTTTTATAATCTTTCCATGTACATTTTTCTTGAATCTTTCTGTTGCTTTTCTTCCTGCTTCGTCTGGGTCAAATGCAATAATATATTCACGCACTGGTAACTTATTCAATATTTCATATTGCTTTTGATTTCCTGTTCCTATCATAGCCATAGCAGGTTTATCATATTTCCAACAAGTAAGACAATTTAAAAACGACTCTGTTATAAAAGCCACTTTATATTTTCCAGTGCTGAATCTATATCCTTGATATAACGGTTTATCAAGTCCCTTCGGAAGCCTGAAAAATTTGCCTTGAATACTTCGACTTGCAATGAACACACATCTTCCTTCAATGTCTCTAACTGGGAATGTAATTTCTTTTCGTTCTCTGTCATAACCTATATCAAACCTTTCTATAATTTCCTCTGTTAATCCTCTTTCATACATATAAGGATGAATATATCTATACTTATCTAATTCTTCTTCTGTGATAAAATGTCTATCACTTTGAATGCTGTCAACTCTATGACTACTGTCATTGAAAGTATTCCGATTATTGCTAGTATTTCTTCCATTAAATCTCTCCATTATATTTGGTCTTGTTTCAATCTCTACTGTATTGAATCTTTTTATTAGCCATCTTTTTCCAAATTTTCCTTCGTCTTGATAGCCATATAATTCAGATATCATTTCCTCTATTGTTCCAGCCCAGCCACATGAGAAACAATGACATTTATCAATCTCTCCATTTACTCCAAATGACGGCTTTCGTTCTTGTCCTCCCTTATGAAAAGGACAATTCGTCTGAATATTTTCTCCATTGTTTCTAAAAATATGAAACCTATTTACTCCATGTTGAGCTAAGTCAAATTTGAGCATATTCAAGACAGATTGAGTATCAGATTGTATAATTGTATCTTGTAGTTTTATCAAAAATACTCACCTCTTTCACATCTTTATATCTGTCCAATCAAATTCTTCTCCACATTTGTAACATTTTTTAGGTTTATTCTGTGTAGGATTTATCAATGGAAAATGAATTACTTCTTTACATTTTGGACAACCCAAATAAAAATCTCCCATGAAATCATCCTGTATCATTATAGGTTTTTGCATCTAATATTCATCCTCTTCTCTATCATGATATCTACGTCTTAAATCTTCGCTTTTTTCTTCATCTTCTTTTCCTTTTGCAGGTTGTGGAATATAATCAAAAGTACCTCTATCCGTATCCCAAGCATATACCCATTTTATTCCAACTTTTGAATTTCTTGCCTTTACATCTTGTATCTGCAAGCCTTCTTCCTTTTGTTGAATTGAAAGAACGATTGACGCATTATAAGCAATTCCATCGGAATCTCTTATATTTTCAAGCTGTAAGTCCTCGTTTATTGTTCCTTCTCTGTTTGACTGCACAACAACCAACACCGGGATTTTTAAATCAATACTTAACTGCATTAAATCTTCGGATATGTTCGTCAGCTGTGTTGTTTTATTATCCCCTCTTTTTCCTCGTTCATCCTGCAGATAAGAGATACCATCTATTGCAAGAATATCCAACTTATTTGACTCACACCAGCTTTTTAACTTTGATACCGTTACTTTCTTTTGAAAATCTCTAGGATGTGCAACATAGAACGGAGTACCATCATCAGCTAACTTGTTTATATATTTCTCATATCCTTGCACATCTTCACCACGATATAACGCTTGTGAAGATATATGTTGATGTACTGTATCAAATCTATATCCTGTTTTACTTGCCGACATCTCAGGCTCTAAAAGTCCTACTCTTGTATGATAGACTTTCCATGCGTGTTCTAACATCTTAATAAGTACCCAAGATTTACCCTGTCCTGTTCTTGCAAATAAAACTACAAGTTCCTCTCCTTTATGCCATCCACCTAAGTCTGTATCTATCTCTTCAAAACCACTTGCTATAAAGTGCGTATCTTGGTTATCTTTTGTTTCTTTCCACTCTTCAAGCCTTTCCTTTGCTTGTGATATAATGTCAGTACCTTTTACTGCCCCATCAATCTTTAATTCCGGCAATTTTGATTTAAGATAATCAACAGCGGAATATGCGTCCGTCTGTAATAGTTCTGCCATCTTCGTAAGCACCGGAACCGACTGAGAATATAGATATTCTTCTCTAAATGTATTCACAAGATATTCAGTGCTTTCTGATACGTTGACCACATCAAAATCTTGAAACTTTGCTATAAATGTTTCTAAGTCAGGAACATTACCATATTCCTGCTTGTGCTCCATGATATAGTCGTATTCTTCTTGATACTGGTGGAAATAATCTCTTGTGATGTCATTCAAATCTAAGAGAGAAGTATTTTTGTCCTTTAGAATTTTATTGATTATCTGTAATTCTACCATTAGTATTTACCTCTCTTATCTTCTTCTACAAATTCTACACACTCAGAACAATTATATATTCGACTTGCAAGTCTTACTCCTAATACATCTTCAAGTTGTTCTTTATTCTTATTGCTTGTGTAGATATTGCTTTTCTTTGAATTGATTCTATCATCAATGTACTGAAATAATATCTGATGTTCATAGTCACTTGCTTTCATTTCGCCTATATCGTCCCATATAACAAGATCAACCTCACTTATAAGGTTACACAACTCTTCAAAGCCTTTTACATCCTGTGAAATTGACCGCTTGCAATTATACAAGAATTTAGGAACGCTGACAAACAACGCCTTGCAATCAAAACAACTCTTATGCCATATCTTATCGAAGTAGGAGTACATCAATCTAATAGCCCATGAAGTCTTGCCATTTCCGCAGTTTGCTGAGTAGATGTACAAATTATTGCCGTTTGCAATAAACTTCAAAATCGACTCAGATTTTGCTTTTAGTTGTGTAAAATTTGACAAATCCGCCCCATTGCACACAAGATACTTATAATCCCATTGGGCTTCGGGAAGTCGTGACTGCTTAAAGAGTGAATACATGAGTTTATATCGTATGCAGTTTTCAGAACACTGTTCCGTGCATATTCTCTTATACCAACATGTGTCTATATTCATTCTCCAATCTCCTTTACTTTCATCCATTTATACGTATCAAATAAAACCTTTTTGGTTTCCTGCATAGTATCTATCTGTGTCTCTATCTTTGATATTGTCTTTCTAAGTTCTTCGGATGATCGAGCATACCAGTAACCATCCACTGGAGAACTGCATATGGCATACCCCTCTGATCGTAGTATCTGAATCATACACCTAACATCTCTTGAATCAAGATTTATATTTCTAGCTAGGTCTTTTGAACTTATTCCAAGTGGTTCATCTGGTATGCTAGATATAATCTGCTGTTTTATAAAACCAAAATCTTTCTTTTTCCACCTACCATTATACATTATTATCCCTCCTTTAATTTCTGCTTTATAAGCCTGTCAATTCTTCCATCTGTTATATCAGCATCGTATCCATTTAATTTTGTGATAATAGCATTTGTGTTTTTCTGCCCTCTTACGGTACAAAGAGGAACATCATTTACACATATTACATTCACACACTTAGCTGAAAACTGTGGTACTCTATAAACTTTTATATTCATATTACTTATCTCCGTCCCTAAAATTTATGCAACGATGGATCACCACGTTTTACTGCATCTATAAATTCTTGTCTCTTTTTATCAGCCTCTTTCATCTCTTCATGTGTTCGCCAAGCTAATTCTTTTGAACATTTACCATTTCCATTATAAGAATTGTTCTGCAACCATTCTGGAGGTGTGATGTATTTATAATTTCTTTCGTAGCTTGTCTGTATACATTTGTTTATAGTTTCAAATGTTTTTCCTGCTACTTTTGCTATATTAGCTTCTATAGCACCTTTTGTTTTGATTTTCATTTCTGTTAAAAACTGTTCTATAAGCTCTATACTCTTATCATCTTCTATATCATTTTTTAAACAAGTATCTATAACAAGCTTAGAAAAATCTTTTTTTATAATTTTTTTCTTTTCTTTAGTATTTACTTTATTAGTATTTTGTTCTTTAGTATTTAATTGTACTTGATTTTCTACATGTTGAATTTCTAGGGGTAGATTTTCTACACC